ATAAATTTACCACCATCCATTTTAGTTATCTGTACAGAAAACGCTTCGTTTTGATTCATTAATGAATAGTAACCTGTTTGATTACCATACATCTTTTTAAATGTAGCAGGTTCTTTTTTCGCAATTAAGTCCATTACATATTCTCTTGGAGAAGTATCACTAGCTTTTAAATGCTTTTTCAACTCAGCATATTTTTTAGCTTTTAATAAGTCAACAGACTTTTGGAACATCTGTTTATCCATACCACCTTTTGCTACTTTCTTTTGTAATTCAACAGCAGCATTTTCTTCTAATTCGTTTTCTTCTTTAGGTACACAATTTGGTACTTCTTTACCATCTTTCTTTTTCATACCTATCATTTCATAATCTTTCCAACAAGGGTCTTTCTTGTCTTCTCCAACATCTTTTATTAAAAGTGTTTTAATACCTGCGTCAGATTTTAATCCAACTTCATCTTTGTATCTTCGTATTGCTTCTTTTTCATTTTTGCCTTCAACTTCCCAAGTCTTTTTACTAGGGTGTGAAACTCTATAAACTTGTACACTTTCTTTAACTTCGTCTTTTTCTTTATCTGCTTTATCTTTTAAAAGTTTATGTGCTAAACCAACCGTTAAAGGTACTTCACCTGTCTCTTTGTTAGGCATTGGTTTAACTGCTTTGTTCTTTTCGTTTTCTAATTTTGTTCTTAACTGATTAATTTGACCTTGAGCAGCGATTAATTGTTTTTCTAAAGTGTCTGTATCTTTTTCTTTTGCAAGTTTAATTTTATCAACATCTTTTTCTTTAGTTTCTGTTGATGTTTTATCTTTCATAGCTTCAATAGATTTTTTAGGTTCTTCTTTCTCCTCAACTACACCAGTTTTACCTGTTCTTAATTTAGCATCCAAAGGTGGATTGTATCTTCCCATTTTATCTATAGTGAAACCTTTTTTTCTTAACTTCTGTGCTTTGTTTTGAATATCTGATAAACTATCTCCACCTTCAAATCCATAATGTTTTCCATACTGACTATATGAAATCATATATGGTTGGATTTTTTCTTCTATTGGAGTTCTTTCGCCTGAAGTTTCTACTCCTGCAATGTTCCAAGCACTATCGTCCTGTTCTTTTGTTAGTACTCTTACATCATCGCCATACTTAGCAACAACTTGTTTGTGGATACTTTCTACATCTTTCGCACTATCAATTCTAACTTCTGAACCATCTGCGTTAGCTTCTCCACCACCAGTTTTACCTTTAAACATATTAGCAATAGCTTTTGCTTGACTAGAATTCTTTGCCATATATTCTATGTACTCAGCATACTCTACAAACAACCACTCTTTGTTTTCAGTTTTTAAATGAGACCTAGTTGCCAATTGCATATCTAAAATCTTTTTCATATTACCTGATAGTTCAATACCATCTGGAATATCTTTTACTTTTAATCCGTGTTGTTTCGCCAAAGAAACCATATTATCTTTTTCTTTTTTATTAGCGAAACCTCTAATAGTTCCTTTACCTTCTTCTACTTGTACAGCAGCATTAGCATTTTTTTCTTTAGTTGATTCTGTTAATTGTTCCCAAGTTTGTTCTTTAAAGGAAGATAATCTAACTCCTTTAGGTACTTGTATACCTTTCTTAATCATACGACTTAATGCCATAGTAGAAAGGAATGGAATATCTGCTTTGTATAATTTTGGTAGTTGTGAATTTGTTATCTTGTCAAAGATATTTCTTAATTGGTTTGCTCTCGCAAGTGAAATCTTAGCACCTTTTAAACTAGCGTAATCTTGTTTAAGTTTAGCAATTTGTCCATCTGAAAATTCCCACAACATTGCTTCAGCAATGTCTTCTTCTCCAAGTATAGTTTTAACCGTTGAGAGAGGTAGTTTCATTTTCTTTGCTATTTCGCTTGCTGATTTACCGTCAGCGAACATAGTAGCGATAGTTTTCATCTTGCCTTCGTCCAATGTTATATCATTAGCCCAGACTTCTTCCATTGCCTCTCGCATTGATTTTGTATATCTTGTCATATTATTTAATCCCCTTGCGAATTATTAAATTGTTTGAAAGATTGAACCTTTAAGCGTTCTTCCATCTTATTCGTTGCTTCTTCTAGTTCTTTCTCCCAATCTTCTCCGTATCTTGTCTTATATTTATCAATAGTCTCACTTGAAGCAGCCCAATTCTTTATGTCTTCTTTGTCTATTTTTTCTGCCGATTGTTCTGCTCTCGTCTTACTATCTACTGGTTTCTCACTTGGCGTCTCTCCAGGTGTAATTTCTTTAGTATGATTAGCGTAATCTTTGCCTATTTCATACGATTCTTCTCGTTTTTTTATATCTTCATATGTCTTCTGTTTATTCATTTTGACTTCCGTTTCCGATACTGCTTCAAAACCATAATCAACATCTAGGTTGTGTTCGTGTAGTTTAACTTCATCTACATTACTAACTGGTAGACAATTCCATATCCAACATTTGTGTAAGTTAGATTCTTTATCTTCTAGTACAATATAGTTTGTACTTCTACGGATTACTTTACCTGTTACCTCTTGTATGGTATCATTTACAATATCATTTGTGTTAAATAATTGTTCACGGATATACAAGTCTCTAATTTGCCATTGAGTAAATCTTTCTACGATTACTTTTTTCTTTGCTGTAGGATTAATATCAGCACTTGGAGCGTATGTTCCAAGTCCTGCACCTGTTGTATTTTCTAGGTTCATTCCTTTTCTTACTAATTTAAATAGTCCATCTTTATCTCTATATGATACAGGTAGACCTCTTTTAAAACTTTGTAAATCGTTTTTGCTAGCGGCGTCTCGCATTTTACTTGCTGACATTCCCATAGCTCCTTCAGCGTCTGGATCTCTTTCACCAGCACTTACTACATTAATTTTATCAAACTTGTAATTAGTTCCTCTTGCTTTTACTCCGTTATATTTTTTTAGAAGAGTATCAAATTCTCTTACTCGGTCACTTCCTACGACCATAGTTATTTGATTTGCTTTTCCATTTAGATTATTTAAAACTTCCATTGCTGTTCTAGCACCTGGGATTTGTTTTATCTTTGATGAGTGTCTAGGAAACATCTGTTTCATTATTCTCAACTTGTCAGTAATCTTTAATGGGTTTTTCTTTGCGTCTGTTGTTTTAGTAGGTATGATTAAGTAATCATTAGCACTAACACTTGCCACTTTATTAATAAGTTTTTCGTGTCCTATTGTAGGTGGATTAAATCTACCAAATGTAAATGCTATATGTTTTTTAGGTGAACCTACTGCTTCTTTAAGACTATCAATTTCGGCGTCTGTAACCTTGCCGTCATCTAAAATCTTTTTACATTTCTTATAAAATTTTAAGTAGTGATATTTTTCTAACATCTTATAGATTACATTTTTAGGTAATCTATTTTTAATACCATACTTTCTAATTTCATCTGGCGACATATCTTTATCAAACGCTGCTCTTCTATCTGCGTCAACATCATCGCCTATTTTTATTATGTCCTTTATACTATCTTCTATCTCTTTAAGTTTCTTTTCTATTTTACTTTGTAAGTTTTCTATATCGTTAGGACCTAATTCTTTTAATTCGTCATAGTCAATTATATCTCTTTTTAATTCTCCTTTGACTACATCTAATTCTTGTACTTTTCTATTGAAGTCTTTGATATAATCATTTACATTGAAAACAAAATCTGCTGGTCTCTTTATAAATTTATTTTTTCTTATATCAAAACTTGCGTCTGCCTTTTCTTGTTGGTCATCATATATTTTTGGATCCGCTATCATAAAATAGTTAATCGGATGCTTCGTACCTGGTATTAATTTACCTTGTACATTTTTTGGATTAGATGAAGATATAAACTTCATAACTAATCTTTCTCTTTCTGCTGGTCTATCTTTATCTTCAGGTATATCAAACAATACATTGATGTCCAAGTCTGCGTCATCACGGTATCTCTTTGTTAAGATAGAACCAATTAATCCTATTTTAATTACAGGATATTCTTTTGCAAAAACTTTTATTTGGTCTTCTATTTGTTTAACAACACTTGGTTTAAGTTTTGGATTCTTTGTATCAGCGTCATCAAATACACCAGGAGCATATGTTCGTCTTGGTATATCTATGATACTTTCTTTTATAAAATTTTTAAATCTACTTAACATTAAGTCCTCGTTGTTTTATAAGATTCATAAATGCTTTTGGGTCTTGTTGTTTTAATTTAAATAAAAATGGATTTGCACTATAAGGATTTGTCATATCTTTTCTAGCTTTAATATCTTTGTCAAGTTGTTTAATAGCATCCGCTGTAAGTTTTGCTAATGCTGTTTGTTTTTTAGTATCTAATTGTATTTGCATCCATCTTTTTGCTACTATACTTCTAACAGGTGCTCTTACTAATCCTCTAACTCTACCCCATAATTTATTTAATATATCTTCATTTGCATTATTATTATCTACTACAATAAAATTACTTCTACCAAAAGAAGTTTGAAATTTTCCAATATTATTTTGTACGGTTTGCCAACTCTTTCTAGTAATATCTTCTGGCACTCTTCTAGTTCTAGTTCTATTTCTTTCTAACGCAACTTCTAAACTTGTATTAACAAATATCATATAGCAATCATAACCTAACATTTGTAGTAATGATTTCTGTCTACTGATAATACTATAATCTCTTCCTGTTGCGTCAATAACAAGACCTAATCTACCTTGAATATATAAATCCATTTGGTCGCCTGTAACCTTTTTTGCTTTTGCTCTTAATGGGTCTCTTAAAGCAGCTTCTTTATCAGGCATTTTTAAACTTAATCCTGCCTTTGTTAAATATCTTTCAAATCTTGTATCTGAATTAACTAACTTCAAACCCATACCACCAGTTGACCTGTTGGTTACATAAGTCTTACCACTACCAGGTCCACCTGCAAGGAAAAATGCCTTGAATATACCTGGGTCATAAACGCCTTCTTGTATTACTTGTTTAAATAATTTCATACTTTATAAAAAGTGTACTTTAATGTTAACTCTTCTCCCTTTTTAATATCTCTTAATGTTTGTAGATACCATTTATTATCTACTTCAATCTTTTGACAATTTGGTTTCTCACTATGATTAATAAAACCTCCTAATGGAGTTCTATACAATTCTCTTCCAATTTTGATATGACTTATACCTAAATCATCCATCTTGTCAAACTTTTTTGTAGCAAATAAACCTTGTTCGTGTATTTTGCTATCTTGTATTCTTAATCCATCTGGTAATGGTTTATATTTTTCCATCAATCTCTTTCATTATATCTTTAGCTATATCTCCTGCTTCTTTTCCTTCTGCTTTGATAGAAATAAAACCAGGTTTCTTTCTAAAGTGGTCTATCGCTGGACCAGTTTCTTTTTTATAGAGAGCAATCCTATCTGATATAATCTTTGGTGTATCATCTTTTCTTCCTCTCTTTGATAATCTTCTAATCACTTCTTCTTTTGAAACATCTAGGAATACAACTACATCATAACCAATTCCTTCTCGTTCCATATCTCTAACTTGTTGCATATATCTAGGATAGCCATCCATAATATAACCTTTTTTAGCGTCAGGTTCTAATAATGCTTCCTTAATAAGTTTTAAAACTATTTCGTTTGGTGCAAATTGTCCTTTATCTAATAAGTTTTTAATTTTTTCTGCTTCTGCACCACCTTTATCTATCTCTTTTCTTAATAGACCACCTGGATAAATATGTTTTATTCCATATCGTCTAATCAAATATTCTGAATAGGTTGACTTACCACTTCCAGGTCCACCCATAATAATAATTCTTGTTTGTTTGTCTTCAAGTAATTGTTGTTCGTAAAAATTTCTAAATGTTTTCATTTATTCTCCATTAAACTCATCTTCGTTAAAAGGTCGTTTCCCACAACTACAATCATCACATACACACACGCCATATTCATCTGCGTGTAGTTCTTCGTTGCAATGACAATCGTGGTGACAATTTTTACACTTCATTAACTTTTAACCTTACTACTTGCTCTCCATTGATAACAACTCCAGTATCTTGCTTTCCATTTAGGTCCTGGATTATCACAATTATGTCTTGCTCTAAATGACGCTCTTCTGTCTTCGCTATCTCTTTTAATTTCCATATTAGGATCGCCAAAAGTTACCTTAACTACTTTACCTGATCCGTTCTTAACATAAACACCAAACTTTTTTGAATTGCCTGAAGGCAATCTAAAAGGTTTATTTAATGTCTTTTTTACTTCTGCTGATTTTTCTTCGTATGTTTTCATTATCCTTTTACCCAATCTTTAGCGATAGTAAAGTTTGCTCTACTAAATTCTAATCTATCTACTAACTTAACTACATTACCTATTCTATCAGTAGCAACAAATCCTTCTGGTGCTGTAACCTTATAACCACTATTAGTTCTAATAAAATGTCCAACACTTTGTATCTGTGCTAACTTCTGTAATAATATATTCTTACAATTTTGTAATGTTATATAACTTGCTATTGCCATATATAATGCTCTACTATTTCTATCTATAAACTTTAAATTTATTTCTTTTGCCTGTTTATATTTTGCTTTACCTTTTTCAGTTTTCTTACTATCTATTTCTGCGTCTATAAAGTTTTCGTAATAACTTCTAAAATTCTGTTGTAGTACTTTAACACTACCTATTGTACCTCTACTATTTCTTATAATAGAATTGAAATAACTTTTTAATCTAAACCCTACTGATAATTGGTCTCTACTATCAAACTCATTTAATAATGGAGCAGCTTTTCCTAAACTACCTTCTGCCATTCTTAACATTGCATTAAATCTAGCAATCTCACCTTTACTAAAACTAGCACTACCACTAGCGTCTTTATATTGTGCCGATGGTATCCATACTGACCCACTTTTAACACCTCTTACATATCCATAAGACGCACTTAAACTATCCATAGTCTTACCACTATAAGATGTATGAAAAACTATTCCCATTCTTGCTCTTGCAATTTGTCTTCCCACAGGACTATCAACTGGCATTGCATATGTAATTGTATTAGGAGTAAAAGTAATCATACTTTGTCCATCTATACTTGTAATTTTTTTATCTTCTCCTGTGAACAAACAATCACCTTGTAGTATTCCTCTAATACCAAGTTTCTTTAGTTCTCTTAAAGCAACTTGTAATTTAGAACCAACACCACCTGGATGATTTCTTGCTATGTCTGCTGAAGTGTAATTTATTTTAGGAGTTTTATTGAATACAGATTTGGTGCCGACAAAGAATTTGCCATTTTCAGGATTGATTCCACATATAATAGCAGGTGCACCATCCCACTTAACGGTTACATTAACTTTCTTGCTAGTGCTAGCAGATAACATCTGTCGCAAAGATTTTAAAAACGCTATAGCGTTTCTGCCACCTGTGGCACCGTCATTTATTATACTATCTTCTAAATGCTCTAGGTGTGTATTTGTTCCCGAGCTAGAATATCCTTTAAAACTAAACATTTGTTCCCTTCATTTTATCCATACACAAATAAACTATCCATCTATATACTATTCACTTCGTCTCTTATATTTATATCTAATATACTTTGCATTTCTTACCCCATTGTTCTTTTAATATCTCTTTAAATTCAGGTGTTAATGTAGCTTGAAATTGAGGTTGTCCTGTAAATGAACCTTTATATCTTAATAGCATATTTAAAACATTTAATTTACCTTTTTTAAGATTAAAAAAAACTCTAGCTCCATCTGATTTTTTATTGGCTGCTTCATCTAACTCCATTACATATTTTGAATTACTTTTATTTAAAGCACTCAATCCACACATTACGGTATATAATCCTTTTGCTGGTATATGACCTATTTTAGGATTTCTATCTTTATCTATATCTCCTACAGCAGTTATCAAAGAAAAAGCAAAAGTGTGTTCATCTAACTCTTTATATAATTTATGTTTTAAAATTAAATTTAATAAAGCAGCGGCAAACTGCTCACTATACTTGTTTATAACTGGAACCATAGCGGAATAAACAGAATCTTTACTCGCTACTTTCCTATTGACAAACGCTCTCATACTTATCTTTTCATTTTTCAGTTCGCCAGGTTTAAATTCTCTATATTTTTTATTTGATTTATCAAAAATTTGAAAAACATTTGGGTCTGTTTGTTTGGTTGGGTTTATTAAATCAATATCACCTTTACCTTTTATGTTTATTAAGAACATTGGATCTTTAGATTTAAATACATTTTTAACATTTCCTGACAACTTAATTTTCATAAGTTGCTCATCATTAGCAGGTAAAGTACCTTTTTTAATTTTTAGATATTTTGCTTTTACTGCTTCTCTAACAATCCTAGCAAAATACTTTGTTCTTGCCTGTTCAACTTGCTTTTTAATTTGAGCCATTGTTTTTAATTCTTTAGGAGAATCAGATTGTAGTACACTATCAAATGCTTTGTTAATTAAAGGAGGATCCCCACTTGTTACCAATGGTTTTTTCTTTAACGAAACTCCATAAAAGGATAGTCCTTTAGGATTTCTCCATTGAATAATTAAATCGGATGAGTTGTAAGATTGAAATCCATATGCCGCTATTTGAAATTTTTTAACTTCTTCAGGCCAACTATCTCCTGTTAAGAAAACTTTTATAGGAATTTGTGAAGCAGTAATAGGTGTACCAGATTCCCTTGACCTTACTGGTGCCCATTCTCTAATAGAATTGGCAGCAGAAATGCCTTGAGCAGCTGCTATTAAAAAATCTTTATCATTAATATCAAATGCTTTTAAAAATTTGTCTTTTGTACCATCGGCATAGACAACTTTATTACTTTTAGCTATCTTTTCACCTTCTTTTAGAAATTTTATTAATCCGTTAGCGTCTTTAGAATATTTGAGTAAGTCGCTAGGACTCATTAACATCGCTACGGATGCCATTATTTCTGATGGTTCTACTCCAATTTTTGCCATATATTGTTTCTCCTAACAATATTTATATGGTGCCCTTTACTGGACTTGAACCAATAACCTACTGATTACAAATCAGTTGCTCTACCAATTGAGCTAAAAGGGCAGAAAGGACTTATTGAACATCACAAAGAAAGTGTGGAATACCTCCATTAGGTTCCCATACTCTATGTTTATTTTGAAATCTAACTAACGCTCTAGCGTCTTTCTCAAAAAAGAAATCTTTTACAATAACATTGGTTGGTTTCTCGGTTACTCTCCAATATATTTTTCCTTTTTTCTTCACCATACTTTTAATATAATGTAGTTTTTCACCTTTTTCTAAAGGTCTGGATTGTATTTGTTTAAGAGGTTTGTTGTTTCGTCTAGGCATATTAAACTTTGAAGTCAGAAAATTTATCGTACGGATCCACTTCAACTTTTTTCTCCTGGTTGGCGTCTACTATGTTTTGTGCTTTTTGTTCTACATCATACAATCTCATCTTACTTCTATCAACGCCGATGATAAAACTACGATTAATTGCTGGGTCGCTATATCTATTCTTTAATTGCTTAACCTTCATCTGATTTAATGCGTCTAGTTCTTCACTAGACATTAAAGCAAACATAAAGTCAGCAGTAGCAGGTAGACCAAAACTTTCTGAAGTATCTTCTAAACCTATGTCTGTTGATACGAAACCAGACCTTGTTGTTTGTGTTGCTGTAAATATAGGTAATTTAAACTCAACAGCAAGACCTCTTAATTCTTCTGCGATTGCTTTGATATAGAAATAAGATGATATATTACCACCTTTAAATCTACTTGAAGCACATATATTTAAATAATCTATAAACAATACATCTGGTTTAAAACTTTTCTTTAATGCAAGTTCATTTAATAATGCTTTGAAGTGTCCACTATGAGCAGACGCTGTTGGATATTCTTTAATAATTAATTTACCAGGACCTCTTTTCTTTAATCTTTCTATTCGGTCATCGTACATCTGTTTAGGTAATGCGTGTAAATCATCGGTGGTTACATCTAATAAGTTTGCGTCTATTCTTTCAGCAATTCTTTCTTCTGCCATTTCTAAAGTAATGTATAAAACATTTTTACCTTCTAGCAAACTTGAAGAAGCAAGGTGACACATAAACAAAGATTTACCTACACCTGTTCCTGCAAGACAAACATTAAGAGTCTTCTGTGGAACACCACCTTTAGTTATTCTATTAAAATATTGTAAGTCAAATGGTAATCTTAATTCTTTACGATGGTAATAATCAAATCTGTCATCTGCATCCCCAATATAATCGTGCCCGATATGATTATCAAAAGACACAGCAAGAGCTTCAGATAAAATTGAAGGAATGGCCTCTGGAGTTCTTTTCTTGTCTTTTCCATCCAAGATTTTAATGCCGTTAAGTACTGCATTGTTAACCGCCTTATCTTTACAGAATCGCTCCGTAGTGTCAAACAACCATTGTATATCATTTTCACTCGGAGTTAATCCATTAATTGTTGTCTTAATAGCTTTGTATTCTTCCTCGTTAATATCTTTGCGATTGTTTAATTCTATTATCAAGGTCTCTTTGGTCGGAAGATTATTATATTTATTTACAAAATCTTCTATACAAGCAAATATAATTTTGTCAGACCTTGTACCAAAGTATTCATCTTTTAAAAATGGTAATACTTTTCTAGTATATTCTTCATTGAATATTAAATTTGTTAATATTGTGTCTTCAATTCTATTTGTCATCTAATAATGTTCCGTTTTTCAGTTTTTCTTCCATAATCTCTATCAGTATATCACCAATATAATTTATAAAACCTGGTTGGTCTAAATCTAAATCTAGTTCTTCTGGTTTCTTTAATAAAGTCCATTCAAATTGCAATGGCATTTTGCCATTGTCTAATGGTTCCTTACTAAATTGTACCTTACCATATCTGTAAATAACATCTTTGTATTTACCTTCAACGATTTTTATACAACTAAAATCGTCTCCAGGTCTTTGAGCAAAGGTGTATCTTTTATCCGTAGAGGAATTGTTTTTTTGCTTGTTCATCTATCTTGTCTAATACTTCTTTTGTAAAATACTTTTCAGGATTATCATTGATTGCTTTACCAAATACTTTAGTTCCGTCTGGCATTTCATACCTAGTGGATACTTTTTTAAATATACCTGCTTCTTCAGCAATAGCTACAAGTCCGTAATACTTATCTAAACCTTTTTGATAAGTTAACATTACATCAATCATAGCATTTTCTTTTGTTAATCTACTTTTATAATTTTTACAATGAATAATATTACCGACAACTTCCGTGCCGTCTTTCACTTTTCTTTTTCCAAGATAAATTATTGATGAGGCAGCGTATTTAAGACCACTTCCGCCACCCATTTCTTTTTGTGGGAACATTGAACCTATTACATCGTAAGTATGATTGGTCATAATCATAGGTATATTTGCTTTACCTAGTTTCAATGTTAATACTCTAAAGGTTGACTTCACTATTTGAGACCTTGTCATATCTCTAGTCTCTTTACCTTCTGCTGTATCTGTCATTTCTTTAGTTGTGGATAACATACCCAAACTATCTAATACAAACATTATAGGTTTTCTTTTGTCTTCTGGACTCTCCAGATACTTGTCAACTATTTTAATTGATTGTGTTCTAAATTCTTGTACGGTTGAAACTGGTACTACTACAAATCTTTTACTATCAATACCTCTATCTTCAATCATATTTTTAGATACAGCACTTTCACTTTCAAAGTAGATAACTCCTGCGTCTTTGTTATCATCTAAAAAGTGTTTGCATATTCCTAATGCAAAGAAAGTTTTACCTGTAGCGGCCTCACCTGCAATAGCAGTTATTTTATTACCAGGCATTCCGCCATATATACTTCCTGATAATAGAGCATTAAGAGAATAGCAACCTGTATCAACAAAACTTGATACATCGCCAGCGTCAACTCCTTCACTTGCTAATGTGGCATATTCGTTGCCAGTTTCTTTTATAATGTCTTTTAAAAAATCATTTGTCATATTTTCTCCATACTATCATATTATTAATTAGTTGTCAACAGCCAACTTCTTTCTGGTGAACATATTGAAATTAGATAGGTTTGTATATACTTCACCTTCTATTCTCAACGATTCATCTTTTGGTACCCAATCTTTTGGTGGGTCTTCGTACTCCTCTGGTCTGATTTTATCCCATAGGTGTACTTTAAATTCGGGTAGTGATACTGGTCCAAATTGGTCATAGATACGACCTTCAAAGTTCATTGCCATATCCATAACTTGTTCTCTATTATAGGCAACTTTTCTTTGATAATCATAATAAGGTTTTAAATCTTCGTAATCTTTTTTGTTTATGGCCATTCCTTTTCCTAACATAAGAAATTCTCCAATGTCGCTTTTCTGCTTGACGCAAAGAAATCATAATCTTTTGGTCCGAAACACCATACATTTTCTATATATGTTTTGGACATAAAGTCAGCTTTTTCTCTATCATCTTTAAAAAGTTTATCGCTTTTAGGTCGTTGCATAATTCTCATACCGATTTGACCTAGAAACTTATCTCTATGTTTATTTATTAATTCATCACTTGACCTGTATCTAACATTTTTAACTTTAGGGTCCATAATATTAACTAACATAAACTTACTTTTACTTAATGTTTTTTCTGCAACTGGTAAATAGAAATCGTCTCTCCATCTTTCATATTCATTAAACTTAAACCAAGATTGATTTTCTTCTTTCTCTCCACCTTTGTTATATTCTTCTGTACTGAAATAAGGTGGACTTGTAAATGCACAATCTATATCTGGTAGTTCATTATAAGGTAAATCTTCTGCACCACAATTCCATATCTTAACTTTTTTGTTAGGAAAGATTTTACTATATTCTTCTATCTGTTTATGATATTGTTTATATGTGTTTGGGTTTGGGTCACAACCATAATATTCTGTTGCACTACTAGAAAAGAAACCAGCAAGTCTATCTCCCCAACCACAACTGGTATCTAATACGGTGTTCGCTTTTGTCATATCATATATTGTTTTAGCAACAAGTGGTTTAAATTGTGTTGCAATATATGTACCTAATCTTATTGCTTCTCTATAACTTTTACCTGATAAATCTTTACTACTATTTACACCTCTCCATAATGCACCTAAAATTTTCCATATATCTTTTGCACTACCTTTTGTCCAAACATCAATTGGTGCTCTAAAACTATAACTTGAACAATTTAATCTTAAATGTTGATGAAAATAATTACTGCACTTATTATAATAAGCAGGTGCGTCTATAATACCTAAACCATATTTTGAATATGGATGTTCATAGTCATCATATTTTTCACCTACAATTTTATCTGATTGGTCTTTAGGTGTACATATTTTACTTGTATCAAAATTACTTAATTGTATAATATTGTCTTTCATTTCCTGATATGAAATATTATTTAAAGGAAACTTTGGTCTGTAAGTAGCAATATATTCTGATAGTACTTCTCTAAATCTTTCCTTACCTAATTTTTCAGTCCATCTTTTAAACTGAATAGAATCCATAATAGGTAGACCATCTTCATTAGCAAAATCTTTTAAATCCATCGTATATAAATCCATCACTTTTCTTTAAGGTTTAGGGTCTTCATTGTTCCACATAATTAATAATGATATAGGTACTACATATATCAAAGTTGTCAGTATTATACTATAAAAAATTAACATAGTCAAGCATCCTAGATGTTTTCAAATTCCTCCAAGTGTAAATCTATTCCTATAAGTTCATCTGGTTTACCTTTAGGATAACTCGGCCATACTTTAAATTCTTCTCCTGTTGTATCACTCTTACAACCTGCAACTAACCAATCCCATTTAAAATCTCCATCTATAACAAACTCGTTCATCACTTCATATCTTCCATCAGGTTTTTGTTTAAGTAATTCTTCTTTACACTCGTCCATTGTTTTAAACCAACCTTGCATTTGAAAAGTTTGTTGTGTATCTATTGGACTATGACCAATTAGATATGCTAATATTAATATTTTAAAATCAGCCATTGTACCTTTCATATACTTTGTTGATTACATTATTTGCTCTAACGAAACTTGCACATTTAGGTATATCTTTTAATCTTCTTGCACCAATATATGTACAAGCACTTCTAACTCCACCTAATATATCTTCAACGGTTTCTGAAACTGGTCCTCTATCAGGTAATATAACTAATCGTCCTTCATTACCTCTATAACCATCTTTTCTTTTTCCGTGTATCTCTCTTGCTCTATCAGAAGACATACCATAAAATTCTCTTTTGCCATCTTTTACTTGCACTTCACTTTCATTATGTCCTGCTAACATACCACCTAACATTATAAAGTGAGCACCTGCTCCAAATGCCTTTGCTAAATCTCCTGGCATTGTACAACCACCATCAGCAACTATATGTCCACCAACACCATTAGCGGCGTCAGCACATTCCATTACTGCACTAAATTGAGGTACACCTACACCTGCCATAGTTCTTGTCGTACATACACTACCAGGACCAATACCTACTTTAACTACATCTGCACCTCTTATAATTAGTTCTTCTGTCATTTCTGCTGTAACCACATTACCAGCGATGATAGTTTTATCTGGATATTCGTCTCTAACTCTTGCTATAAAATCTGAAAAATTTGTATGATAACCATTTGCGACATCTATTGTAATAAACTTAACATCTGGAAAACTCTTTAATACTTTTTGCATTGTATTATAGTCTTCTGCTTCATCTGTCCATAGTTTATTTGTACCTGAACATACTGATAGATACTTTAATTTAATTCCACTACCAACTGCTTGTTGCCACTCGCCTAATGTTGTTGTCTTTGTAATAGTAGTCATCATCTTATAATTCTGTAAGACTTTCGCCATACTAAATGTTCCTACTCCGTCCATATTAGAAGCAATAATAGGACAACACTTATATGTTTCTCCACTATGTCTAAATTTAAACTCTCTAGTCATATCTACATCACGCCTAGATGATAATGTAGACCTTTTAGGTTTTAATAATACATCTTCATAATTTAATTTTATTTCAGGTTCTATTCTCATTTCTTTTTCCTCTTAACTAACCAAGTAATTATACCAGACAAAAAAGCAAATAAAGCACCAATGCCTAATCTCATATTCCTAATCTTCCATATTTAGATAATCTTTTATTAATGTCTTTGATATAGTTCTTTTCTCTTTCTATTAAATAATATTCTTTATTCTCTAATATACACGCTTCACCAGTAGTACCTGTACCAGCAAAAGGGTCTAATACTAATCCATCTTTTGGTGTAGCTAATCTAATTAAGTATCTCATTAATGCAATAGGTTTAACCGTTGGATGTTTTGTATCTTCTTTTTCTTTTTTACTTGCCTTTGCACTATAGAAATATCTTGCAACAGAACCTTCATCTTTAATTTGAGGTCCTGATTCTAAATATTCTTCTTTTGCTGATTGTTGTCCACCAATATCTTTACCCATATTACCATAACCAGTAACCTTAACTTTTGGCCAATGACCTGTTGTCTTCTGATTTGGAAACGATTCTATTACTTCATCTGAACCATCGTGTATTACATTAGCAGGATAACGACCTTTATCACTTGTCTTAATATCTTTACCTTCAAATTTTCCATAGTCGTTCTTTGCCATCTTATCTGTTTTAAAAATTCCTTTGCCACCTAATCTTTTATCATCACCATCAACTAATCCTATTCTGCAATCATCTATATTCAAACTAGGATTAACTCCTTTTCTTGCCATAACAATAGGTTCGTGTGCTGGTTTTAAATAGTTTTTTCTTTTAGGAAAACCACTACCATATATCCAATTAATCATATCAAATATTTCAAACCCAGCGTCTTCTACTGCAACTCCCATTCTATGATAATTTCTAGGAGCGGCAAACGCTAATAGTACTGCACCTGGTTTTATAACTCTATATACTTCTTTCCAGAAATCTTTATTAAATGCAATGTCACCACCATCCCAAGTCTGTCCCATAAAACCTTTTGCCGTATTATGATAAGGACCATTTCGTCCTTCTTTTGTATCTCGGTTATTGATAGCTTTCTGACCAGGTCCAAATCGTTTAACAATGGAAGCTAAATGATATGGTGGGTCTGTAACCACACTATCAAATTTATTATCTTCTAGTGTTTTTAAATGTTCTAAACTATCTGCATTAATAACAAACGACATACCACTTAATTCCTTCATCTTTTAAAAATTGTTCTATCTTTGGCCATTGACTTGCTGGAAAATCGTGTATCAATTGTTCCTGACCTGCATTTCTGTATATCACTAATCTCATTTTGTAAGTTCATATTCAAAATTTTGTGTCTCTTTGTTTATACTAATTTGTTTTGCACCATTTCTAATATGATAATGTGTTGCCATTGGTGTTAATGGCGATAAGGTAACTAATCTTTTAATCTTATTCTTTTTAGCCCACTCTATTACCTTTTTCATAATCTCTTTACCTGCACCTCTCTTACGAGACCATACCGTATATGCAATAGCATTATTCTTTTCATTTTTTATATCTGCAAGTTCACTCATCATATCTAATTCTTTTATATTGTGAGGAATATCGTTTGTAAATGCAACACAAATAATACCTTCAATCTCATCTTCATATTTTAATCCATATATCTTTCTACCTTTAGTTATTCTCCAACCTAAAGTTAGTTCAGGTCTTACAGGATCCTCCTCAACATCTATGTCATCTAGTTCAACTAGTTCAGTTCCTTTAACCCACTTATAAAAGTTTTTAAATTTATCTTTAAATAATTCCATTAGAAAAATGCCTCCAAACTTGCTTGAGGTTCAGCGTGCCAACCTATTGAACCTAATATAAACCTCATCGGGTCTAAAAATGTTTTCTCAAATTGTAATTCATAATCTATATATTCTTTCAGTTCAAACTCTCTCGGAAGAGTAGCAAGATAAGAACATACATTAAACTTAAATGGATTAGGTTCTTTTAATAAAACAAACTTAATCTTATCTCCTTCTTGTATTGATGGATACTTATGGTCTAATCTTTTATCTTTTAAATGATAATTGTATATGAGACTACCTTTGATATGTATTGGTGTTCCTTTAATGAATATAGTACTAGCACTATAATACTTTCTTAAATTATTACAACTTCTAGGAAAAGCAATTTGTTCTGGTTCAAAATTTGTAAATTTCTTTTTAAAGTCTGCAATAAAATTATGTAAATCAGATTCTTCTTTATTCATAATCAATCTAATTGCTTCTTTAATTGCAACTCTACATACTTCTGGCGTTGAAGATTTAACTGCTTCAATACCCATTATCTTTAGTTTAGGTTCTTCATATCTAAAACCTTCTTCATCAAGTACATTAAGCATATATCTTTTCTTAGCAGTCCATATACCTTTATCAGCAATTACTTCTCGTTTCATAACCATTTTTTGTCCAATCGCATTGGTATAATCTGCAAGTTCATTAAAACACTTTTCTATAAATGGTTCTATTCTACTATCTACAACTCTATTAATAAAGTTTATTGTTTGTTCTTTAGTTTTATCCTTACATACTTTATTAACTAGTTCATCTAATCTTAAATAAATTGAATCTGTATCAGACGCAACAATATAATCTTGTTTTGTTTTTAATATATTATTAATATATTCATTTACTTTTTTCTCAATATACTGAATAATAAATTGACCAGAAGTAGTAATCGCTGTTGCTTGATTAACATTATAATATCTAAAGTATTGATTACCTATGGCACCATAAGCACTATTCAATGATATTTTCTTTGCCCATTGAATATTATGACATCTACTAGTTTCTTTTGCATAGATTGGGTCTTTTGTTTTTTGATAATTTTTCTTTGCTTCAAACTCTAACTTCTTAAATTCTACTCGGTCATTGTACATCTTCTCCATTATCTTCGGTAAGAAACCTTGATTATCTATTTTAAACATAGCACCATTTGGAGTAATAGTACAACCTTTATCTTTTAAATAATTTAATTCTACTTTTTTCTTTATCATATTATTAACACTAATACCTTCAGGATTAACACCTACCATTTTTTCTGGAGATATATTATACTGCATAATCAAATGTGGATATAGTGAGTTAATATCAAATGAAACAATCCATTTATGTTGACCGACCTGTGGTGACTTAACATAAGCACCAACATACTTCTCATCTTTTGCTTGTTCTATTCTTGGTGGGATTTGAATATTATCTTTTAATAAATGATTATAAATTAATGTATCCCATAATCTAACTTCTGAAAATACATCTTGGTAATTAATCTTTGCTTCATACGCCATAGTTAATACAAGTTCAATCAACTTTAATTTATCTTCTAGTTCATCAACTATCTCAACATCTTTAATATTGTAATCTACAAACGATTGAAAGTCATTGGTGTACCACTCTCTAAATGTATCATATGGGTTGGCGTCTTTACCATTACTGCCAAGTTCTACTTTAGCAATATAATCTAGTTTATAACTTTCTTGTCTAACTGGAATAAATTTTTTATAGATGTCAAGGTAATCTAACATAGTGATACCTTTAATATCATATGCCGTTTGTGTCTGACCTCTTACGGTTATCTGTTCACTATCAATTAATCCCCAAGGAGATAACTTATTAATTACTTTATCTCCAACTAATAATTTAATTCTATTACATAGATATGGCAAATCAAAAAACTTTGTATTCCATCCTGTAATAATATCTGGATAATTCTTTGTCCAAAATTTGAAAAACTCCATTAATAATTGTTTTTCATTTTGACACTCAATATAGGTTACATCTGCTCTCTTTGAAAAATAAGGTTTGGTTCCCCAGGTGATAATGTTCTTATTGGATTGGTTCTTAATAGTAAGACATAAGATTTCCTCTATAGGATTTTCTACATCTGGGAAACCTTTTTCAGCGGTTACCTCAATATCTAATGTAAATATCTTAATCAGGTTCTTATCGTATTGTATATCACCTGGGTATTCTTCAGCGATGTATTGAAAATGGTATCTCTCATTTCCGTACAATGCACTATTAGAATTCTGATAATTTCTTTTAAATTCTCTTGCTTTGGGTATACTATTAAATGTGATTGGTTTTAAATTTTGACCTTGAAGATTTTTATGTGGACTATCTTCGTGTGTGATTGAAAACAATGTTGGTTTAAAGTTAATCTTTTCTTTAAATTCTTTTCCTTCGTGGATTCCTCTAACTAAAAGATTACCTCTATGTTCAATTACATCTTTATAAAAATTCATTATATATTCTCCATATCTCTTAAATGAACAATCAAACCATTATGTTTAGGTGTTAAAATAACTTGACAAGCTAACCTAGAATACATACGGTCATATTCAGGTTGCATTTCCATTAATTCTGTTTCTAAACTATTATGTTCAGCAGGACCTACTCTATTAATATCTTCTTTTATATTAATATGACAAGTACCACACGCTTGACATCCTCCACAATCGGCAGGAATCTCATCAATGGAAGTATTAGCAAATTTCTTTGCCGCTTCCATAATTGTAAAACCTGGCGGTACTTTGACTTCTTGTTTTGTGCCGTCTTTACTTACAAAGTATATTGTCAAAGTATCCTTCTGTTGGATACTATCTGACATTATGTTATTAATCCTGGTCCTTGAATAATTTTACTTACACTTTGTTTATAACTAGCAAGTAAGTCTTGTTTTGGTTCCACCGTTGTTAATATCTTGTCATCTGCAAAAGTAACCGTATCGGTTTCTGCATATGGGATATAAGTGAACATACCAAACTTCATTGACTTCCCTGCTTCGGGAGCACTTGTTGGATAAATGATATATGGATTTTTGACAGAAGTTGTTCCGTCTTTTTTTGAAATTTCTCCGATAATATCTTCACCTGTTATTAGTCTTACTATTTTTACCATAATAACTCCATTATATTATAATTGTTAGTCTTTGTCAATAGGCGGCAATCTCTTACTTAATACGAAAGTCCTACTAGGATTTACGCTAGCGTGAAACTGCCTAATCATATCTCTATTTAACAAGACATCCGAACCTGACCTTGGTCTTTGGTCTAGTCCAAATTCTATATCTTTATAAGTAAACCCATTGAAAGTCATATCTAACAATACGGTTTTTCTTATTTCGCTTGGTTCATCACCAGCGTTTGCTCTAAAAACTCTACTCTCTCCGTGAATTGGTTTAGTATATGTTTTCTTATTATACTTCCAACTTACCGTTTTACCTTTTATCTTAATATCTTCTGCGTGTAATGAACAAGCTTTAGCTCCATTACCTGTATCTAACTTGGCTCTTATCTTACCAATGTCTTCTAATTCTATTGTCTCTAACCAACCTGTTTCTATAATTGATTGTCTATCCCAATTACTTCTATCAGAAATATATTTAACAAAGTTTTTAACTAATTGTTTACCAGTAATTGCACCTCCAGGATTTGGTCCTTCAAGGTCTTTATATGCGTAACCTTCATAATCAGCACCAGTACCAGGAGAACCATTGACTTCAAGTACATAGTACTTACCATCAACAATAATATGGTCTACTCCAACTACATATGCTTTACTAGCTCTACTAGCTTTTAAAATAATTTCTATTTCATCATCATTTAATTTATAAGGTACTGCCTTAGCACCTCTATGTGTATTAGTTCTAAAATCAAAAGATGATTGTATTCTTTTTGTACTAGCAAATATCTTATTATCTGCTACAAAAGTTCTTATATCAAATTTAACAGGCATAAATTCTTGTATTAATAATTCTGCTTCGTGTTTCCATAGTGATTGAATAGTAGATACAAGCGACTCATAACTATCACATTTAACAACTCCGATACCTTGCGTACCTGTTAATGTTTTTAATACTACTGGAAACTTACCACCTATTAGTTTTACTGCGTCATCTATATTTTTTTCGTTAGATACGAAAGCAGTTCTAGGTGTTGGTATTGCAAACTTTTCAAATAATAATGCTGTTGTTAATTTATTATTACAAGTTAACATTGAGTTTCTTGTATTAATCATAAACGAACCAGAGTTTTGAAAAGCAGATATGATTGAAAGTCCTGCTTCATCTTCAACTGCACCTGCTCTAGTAATACAAATGGTGTCTCTACCAATAAATGTATGTTCAGTATCTTTACCATCATAGTTATAGATGGTTAAAGTATTCTTTTCTTCGTCTTTACCTGTTATGATTGCGTGTCTAGTTTCAATAACTATACACTTGATTTTCAATTCTTCGCAAGTCTCAGCAATCAGACCAACGGTTAATTCCTTTTTCTCCTTACCACCAACTTTTCTTTTTTTGATGTTCGGATGAGTTTTGGTAACTACCGCTATCTGTATAGTTCTATCAGAACCTTTTTTTGCTTCGGTTATGAAATCTTTGAAATTTGATACTTGCATTTATTGACCTTCATTTTTACCTTCTTTGGAAACTTCTTCCTTCTTCTCATCAACTTTCTTACCAATGTTATATTTAGCAGAAAGTATCCATTCTTTCTTTTCTTTAAATGGTAATACTTTTATTTGAGATAAAGGCGCTTTGTTTTCAGCTGCCTCTTTTTTTACAATGGAAATAAGGTTCCAATCTGCTAGTAATACTGCGATTGTATTTCTTCTTTGTATATCGTTTTCGGTCAATGTAGCTTTCTTACCATCTAAAGCAAATAGTTCTTTGAAGTGAACAATGTAATATTTGCCTTGTTTATGTAATATATGGCAAGATTGAAATAGTGTTTTGTCTTTCCTAGACGCCACGCCTATTCTTGTTAAAGTCTCTCTAACTTTAAGAAAGTCGTCAGGTTGCTTGATTGTTACCTCTAGCATATCATCTGGCGACCAGTTTAATGTGTCTGTCGTCATTTTCTTTTATGTCTCCCACCCTTTTGCAAGGATTGTTTTATAGTTTCAATTTGTTTTCTAGTCAATATGCTGAGAGCGGATTTGGCTTTTTCATTACTATACCCATAATACTCTTTTACATACTCTATATCTTTAAGCTTTTCTGCTTTCAACCATTTAGCAAATCGCTTTTTCTTTCTTACTATATTTAGTAAAAAATGATATTGCATATTGTTAGGGAGAAAATGATACCCATTCATTTCGTTGGCAGCGATTAAGGTATCATAGTGATAAGACAGACATTTGTTGACCACAAACGCAGGATACTTCTTTTCCCAAAAGTAGTCTTCGGTATCCATTACATCCTTTTTAGTAAAGTTAATACTATTAAGGTATTCTTTTAACTCGTAAGCCATTATTTAAACTTACAATTAGCCATTATCTCGGTTAAACAAGCGACCATATTGATTTCTTGGTCTGCGACAAAACCTGCCTTGTATTGATAACCTGCGATAACTAATACTGCTTGAGGTATTGATTTAGGGTCTAACGCCTTCCACAATACTTCATATAGATTTCTAAACATAGATGATGGTTCTTTATCTATATTCTGAATAACCCATTTACGCATATCATTAAATCTTTTTTCTTTTAATGTTGCGACTAATTCCTTTGTGTTTGTTTCTGATAAACTAAACAATATCCCACTATCAATTTTACCTCTTACTGAATATCTTTGAAGTTCGTTGATAGTTCTTCTGAAATCTGGAAAGTGTTTTATAATAAGTTCTGCTAATACTTTCTTATCATAAGGTACTTTTTCATCATCTAATATAGTACCTAATCTAATCATCATAGCGTCAGCACATTTTTTTCTATAACCATTTTTGATTGCAAAATCAACTACGGTACAACGACTATGTAATGCTGGGATTATTTTGTTTTTGAAATTGCAAGTAAATATAAATCTACAATTCTTATAAAAAGTCTCTATAAAATTTCTTAAAGCAGGTTGAACACTATCGGCGTTCATATAATCTGCTTCATCAACTATTATAACTTTGTGATTTGCTTCTTTGTCTAAAGAAACCGTACTTGCAAAAGATTTTATTTTAGTTCTTAATGTGTCAATTTGACGGCCTTCGTCTGACCCATTAATAATAAGATAATCACATTTTAATTCTTCACATAAGGCACGAGCAACCGTTGTCTTACCTGTACCTGCTGTACCTGATAAGAGTAGATTACTTATCTCACCTTGTCTTAAAAAAGATTGAAATGTTTGTTTTGTATCTTCTGGAAGGATACAATCTTCAATTGTCTTTGGGCGATATTTTTCAACCCACAGAAAGTCTGCCATAATATATACTCCATAATAAAATTAAACAAAAAATTATAATTCAGATTCAGGTTCTAAAGCAATCCAATATTGTACTGGTCTTGTTCTATTAACAAAATGTGAAATTTTTTGTTTTGAAATAGCAACATCATAGTCATCTTCTAACATTTTAAAGTTTTCTGCTTTAAAGTATGCCTTAAATTTCTTCGTACTAGTTCCTAAATCAATATCAAACTTATTAGAAGCTTTGTTTTTTCTGTCTTCTGCAATAAGTTTCATAGTTTTACCATCGCCGATAACTCCGACATCTGGTAAGTTCAAAGTCACCACACCTTTTTGAAGTCTAGCAAAATCAGCTTTCTTTAAAGTAAAAGAAACTTCTGTATCTGGCATAGTGATTGATTTTGTAGGTGCAACAATAACAGATTCGTCAGCGAAAGTGTACTTACTTGTAGACCTTCCATCTTTTCCTGTAATACCTACACTTGAACCACCATTAAATTTTAAAGATGGTGCTTCAAATAAATCTATTGTTCTTAAAAATTCAGGCAAATCATAGATAGCAAATTGCTCGCTAAAATCTTCTTTAATATCTGCCTGTGCTAAAATATTTTTCATAGTAGAAATTGTATTTAATTTCTTACCTGGTTTGATTAAAATATTTTGGTTTATATTTGCAAAGTTTTTTAACATTGCAATCGTGTCATTTGATAAGTTCATATCAATATTTCTCCTTCATTATTTAAACATTATATTATAGTGTGTGTCGTTTGTCAATAGCCACTTGTTAAATAATTGACAATATTTTCTGGTGTTGTTTCTACATATGGGTCGCCATCATTACTTTCATTATTGATACCTGGTTCTTCCCACCAGTTTTCAACAACTCCGTCTTTGACTATTGCCATATATCTCCAACTTCTCATTCCAAAACCTTGTTTAGGTTTGTCAACTAACATACCCATAGCTCTTGTAAATTCTCCTGTGCCATCTGCAATCAATTTAACTTTTTTGATTCCACTATGATGTGCCCAAGCATTCATAACAAACGAATCATTTACAGATACACAATACACTTCATCTATATTAGAAGTTCTTATCCTATCGTAATTTGATTCAAAACCAGGAAGTTGTTTTCCAGAACAAGTTGGTGTAAATGCACCAGGCAAACTGAATAAAACAACTCTCTTACCTTTAAAGTAATCATCGGTTGTCTTATTAATCCACTCTCCACCAATAGGACATCCGCCTGAAGAATCAGTTGAATAATCGTCTCCTGTTCTTACACGAAATCTTACTAATGGTAATTCTTTATTTTTCATCGATTCATTTCCTCATTATTCATATAATATAACATAATCTATAAAAGAAGTCAATAGGCCGTGGTTTATTACGGCCTATCAACATTTAGCTAATTAGCGAAGCTAAAACGCCACTCCGCTGTATTACTTATTTAATCTTAATAGTTCTAGGTTTCTTACCTTCAGGGACTATTTTAACTAAAGATACTCTTAAAAGACCGTCTTTAAGTTCAGCACCTTTTACTTCCACATCGTCAGCGATAGTAAAAGTTCTGCTAAAGTTTCTTTTAGCGATACCTTTATGAAGTACACCATCGTTGTCCTCAACTTCTTGCGTTTCTTGGTCTTTCTTTGAAACGATTGTTAGAACATTGTCGGCATATTCAACAGAAACATCTTCTTTAGAATATCCTGCTAATGCGACTTCTATATCATAAGTCAGTTTACCTGTCTTTCTGATATTGTATGGTGGATAATTTGAGACTCTTGGAAAGTTTAAGTCTGTATCTAGCATTGACTCAAAATGGTCAAATACTGAATCGAAACCTACACTTATAGGTCTTAAATTATTAAAAAATTGAATTGCTTTTGAATTGGTCATAATTGAACCTCCTTTTGTTAAGCAAAGTTAATTTTCCGAGAACCCATTATGGCGTTCTCTATATTATTTATATAAGTACTATCTCAAAAATGTCAAGCACTTAATATAAAAAAGTGGTGGTTTTTACATAGACATATTCGTCTTATGAGGAGAACCACCTAAACTCCAGCGACACCGTATTTGATTTAATATCTGGTTACGGCGACCTTTTACGCTCTGCCAGGACTTATGAATTGCCTAAGCATAATATATATACAACTTCAACAAATTGCAACAGCGTAAAATACATTAATATCCTCTTTGAGCCATCAGCTTTTTCTTATTTTTTAAGAAAGCTCTAGTCATTTCTTTTTTCTTACGATTCTTTTTGTCGCAAGGTTTTTCATAATATTGACGCTGACGCAGTTCTTTTAATCTGCCATCTTTCTGGAGTTTCTTCTTTAAAACTCTCATTGCTTGCTCAACATTATTATTTCTAACTACTACTAACAACTTTATTACCTCCTTTACACATAATTTGTACTATAAAATTTTAAATATTTGTATTCTTCTGGTGACAAATCTTTAATAAAGACCATTTTTTCTTGGTCCATATATACATCATACCTAACTTCACCATTTTTTCTTTTGGTTTTTCCACATTTAAATCCTTCTTTTATCTCCCACATCCTAGCTTGAGGACTTCTATCTGTTGGACACTCAATCCAAATAAAACCTTTTTTACATTTTTCTATTTGATTTAATTTTAAACTACAACAATTATTAACTACATACCTTGTTTGTGTTTTAATTTCTTTTCTTTTATCATCTACTAAAATATCTTTCTCCATATCAAATGGATTTAAAGATAGATGTATTTTATGACCTAGTGAAGAACAATGATTAGCATAAATCTTCTCTCCTAAATCTCCTAAAATTTTCATTCTTTCTTTTTCACTTATGTTCATTTCATATACCTTGTTAAAGCAGTTTCAATTTTAGTTTCATCAAAGAATAATGTCGCCTTGGTGTTTATAGTATCTCCATTATATTTTGTTTTATATGCGTGGCAATTTCTACAAAGTGTTTGTACATTTTTAGGAACATTGTTCCATCTATCTCCATCTATATGGTCCATTTCTAACATACAACTATCTTCAATCTTTGCTTCACACCAAATACCTAATCTTCCATCTTTATTCTCACAATAAGTTTTCTTATGTGGTGTAACCCCAGGTCTATTACGACCTCCCATATGACATCTATAACACTCCGTTCTAACATCATAAGTACCGTTCTTATTTACCTTTCTGGTATGTACAGGACTTCCACAACCATCGTTGATACAATCTGGTTTAAATTCTTTATAATGATTTTTCTTTATCAATTGACTGCCTTACCTGTAAATGTTTCTTTTAATGCTTTTAATGGACTAGGGTCTGGTTCATTAGATTCACTATCCATTAATAAAATTATATAATGAATTGCCTTTAATAAATCTTTACGATTTTTTCCATTTTTCTTTCCATATCTACACAAATATTTAATAGCATTTGCCTGACAAAAATGTTTATCAATGTTCAGGTGTCTTAACATATCTTGGACTTGAAATCCGTCCTTTGTAGTACTATAATGTTCTCCATAAGTACCTTTTATATAATCTGAAATTTCTTTTATTATTTTATCTACATCTTTATATTTCATATATTCTCCGTGTGGTTAATTGTAGTCCTATAAAAAGGTAGGGAGCCACTACACTCCCTACCAAGGACCACACTATTTAATGAATTTGGATAATTAGACAAGGTCTTCCTGGTCTTCTTTATCGTCCTCATCATCATCGGACTCCATTTGTTGTGCCTTCAAAGCGTCAGCTTTTTGTTGAGCAGCGATACTTTCGGCAGTTGCCCCAGCATCCACTTTCCCATACAGGTCAACAAAGGAATTTTTTGTATCATCATCAAATCTATTAGTACATAGTTCAATCGCCTTCATCTTATTTCCAAAGATTGAATACGCCTGACATATGTGGACTAATCTTCTTGTTGATATAATCTCATCAACTCCACCATCAAAGTATGTTTTTCTAATCACATCTGCCCAAGTAGAAAGTTTTTCTACATAGGTTGTATCTTTTTTACCTGATAGAGCAAGAGTATTATTTAATATCTTCTGTTCAGTTTTAGCAGAAGGATAAGTCTGTTCAAAGGTTACTGGAAATCTTTCCAAAAACGCCTCGTTCAGTATGTTAGTTCCGATAAACTTACCATCATCACTACCTTGCCCTTTAGTATTGGCAGTAGCAACAACATTGAAACCAACTTTTGGTTTAACAAACTTGTTTATCTTTTTAACATATACTCCGTTACCTTCAAGGATAGGTTGTAAGCACATTATCTTATTACTTGCAAGGTCAATCTCATCAAGTAATAGAATAGCACCTCTCTCCATCGCCTCTATAACTGGACCATTTTGCCATACGGTCTGACCATCTTTAAGTCTATAACCTCCCAGCAAATCGTCCTCATCTGTTTCAATTGTAATGTTAACTCTAATCATTTCTCTTTTAGACTCAGCACACGCCTGAACAACAGAAAAAGTTTTACCATTTCCTGAAAGACCTGTGATGAATATAGGATAAAATTTATTAGATTTAATTATGTTTCTAACATCTGGATGGTTACCAAATGATACGAAACTTTTATCTTTATTCGGAACAATGTTTCCTTCTAAAGATGAAATAACATATGCCGCTTCTTTTTTAGTAGCAGATACATTGTTAATTTGAGTATCATCTGGAACATTGTCCTTGTCTTTATTGTCATCTAATACATCTGGTTTAGTATCAAGTACTAACTTCTCATCTATATCAGGCAACTTAAATAAACCTTTACCAATTTTGTAGTGTTTATTTTTTGTTAACCATTGAGGTGCATAAGCATAACCAAATTTTTTATTGGCAGCTTTCAACTCATTAGTAGTTAACTCAACTTTGCCGTACATTTGGAATGCACTTTTAACAAAGTCTTTTTGTTTTGAGTTCAAAGTTATCATAATGTAGTCTCTCCTTTTTTTGTTAACTTTATTTCTTTCATTGTTAAGTATATGCTATCAAAATTGGGTATCATTGTCAAGCACTTTTTTCCCTTATTTTTCAATAGTTTTTTCATATACTTACGCAACTCTCTTTATAAATTTTGATAAAAGTATTCTGGAAACCGTTCTGGATTTCATACTCTTACCAAAAATTCTTTTTATATCACCTTTTTTACTATTCTCTTTTAGTTCGTTAAGGTCAGTATTCTCAACTTTCATAGTCTTAGCATTAATCAAAAAGAAATCTGAATATCCATCTGATTTAACACTACAACTTTTATTCTTATTAAATTCTGCTTTCTTTTTAGCAACTATTTCGTCTCTTAAAGAGTAAGGTAAGTCTCTTTGTTTTCCTGATAAAGCATATCTTTCAAATTCATATCTTTGAGTTCTCTTTAATAAGTAGAAACCAATAGTAGTCATATTAAATTTTCTTTTTAATCCTTCTAATAACAATCCTGTAGTACCACTTCTATCATAATCTTTACCTGGTGCCTTCAACCATTTACTTCCAACTTTTAATATTGGAGTAGCACCCCAATCGGAATCTGATTTATCAAGTTTTCCATCTTTAGTTAACCATCTACTAGTATTTCCATTGTTTGAGTGACCATCTGTTAAAGTTATTAAAGATAGTTTATCAACTTGATATTTCTGTTTGAACATTGGAACAATTTTATACATAGCAGCCAAAGATTCATTTAAAGGCGTACTTGATAATTGAAATTCATATGGAGGATATAGTCTTTCAATATAATCGGTTTGACTTCTCCAATTGTAATTGTCATCATAATATTTTGAATAACTATAAAGTAAGAATAATGATTGGTCTAATTTTTGTTTTTTAGAATTGTTAGAAGCAACTTCAATCATTTGAAACGCCTCTAATATCATATCACCAGCTTTAAAATTCCAATTAGTCATCATTTCTTTTTTAGCGATTTCTCTTCTATCACTCCAAGAAGCGTCAGCAATCTTATCTGAAAAGAAATAAACTTTATAAGGAATATTAATTCTTTGGCAGAACCAAACTAATTGTAATAATTGTTCCACGGTCTTACCAATAACATTTGCCATACTACCTGACCAATCAAGTAATAAAATCATTCCGTGGTTTTTAGCGTCTGGTATAATAGATAATCTTTTAAATATATCTTCTGAAGTTTTATATCTATGTAATTTTAATGGGTCAATAATTCCTGTTTTGTCCTGTGTTTGTCTTTTATATCCTTCAGCAGATTTTTTCATTTCAAATTCTTTAACTAGATATGTAATAGTTCTTTCACTATCTTTTTTAAATTTCTTATAGTCATCCCAATTAGCAATATAATGTTCTTTATGACTTTTCTTAGCGTTAGCAATACCTGTCTTAACCCATTTGTCCATAGGATAAATAATTTTATCTAAATTACAATCAGGAATATTCATATATGAATAACCTCTATGTTGTTTATCTAAATAACTTTTAGAAATTTTTTCTTCACTAGCGTTTTGAGTAATAGATTTTAAAGGCATATTAATTTTAACATTTTTGCCTCCAGCACCATCAGGATTACCTGTTTGATTTTTTCTAGTAGTACTATCTAATTCTTTTTTATTTTTATCATCAGCATTAGTATCTTTATCAGCACTTCCTGACTTCTCATTTTCATCTTCGCCTTCATCTGATTTATTACCTGAATCTTTTTCTTGGTTACTATCACCTTTTTCTTTATCTTCTGGTCTTTCATCTGATTTATTATCTGATGGAGAAGAACCTTCATCTTCATTATCACCTTCTTGTTTTTCTCCATAAGATAAAGTTAGGGGGTGGCTATCAAAATCTGGTAACTTCTGTAATTTTTCGTTTTCTTTTTTCTGCCAATCTGAAAGTTTTTTAGCTGCCTCTATAACATCTTTAAATGTTTTACACTTATCAACAAGGTTAACAAATAACTTATCAGCATTTGAAAATTTAATATCTAAAGTTTTTGAAGATTTGAAATATAAATTGATTTTATCAATCAACATTAATTCTTTATTTAAGTCTTTATCTTTACAACCAAAAAAGTTATCGTGCCATAATATATTGAAACCATCTTTATAATCATTTACTAATCCAGGATACTTCTTCTGTATCATTTTATCTATTCTAACATCTTCAATAACATTAATGTAATCTTTAATGTCCATTAAGTTATCTTTTTTTAATGCGTCAATCCATTCTTTTTGTGGAGTGTGTAATGCGTGTGAAACTTCGTGTCCCACTAACATATCATATACAGCACCTTTTGGATTTTTAAATATAGGGATTGTTAAAATCCTGTCTTCTAAATTAAATGAAGCAGTTTTAACTTGGTCGTGTTGAACCGTGATGTTTTCTGTGGCTAATAATTTTGCAAGATTTGACTTTTGGTCAAAATTTATAGTGTCTTTATGTCCTTCTTTATTCATAATACTAGTACATCCTATCACCAATCAAATTCATTGTCAAGCACTATTTTGACTATTTTTTAACTTTTTTTGGATATACGGTTTTATTGAGTTTTTTGAGTATATGATACTATTTCCCTTATTTTATGCGATTTAAACGCCCTAGGAACGGCGGAGGGCGGCGTTTCCGTATGTCTATGATACATACATCACCAGGAAAAACACGGTTTTATAAGGGTTTTTACTTTCTGAATATAAACACAGGTTCGTATTTAGCACCCGATTCTTGCGAGGACAACTGCAACTTGTATGTATCAGTATGTTCAAATCCTTCTTCAACAGCAATTCGTACGGTGTCATCTTCAAAGGTTTTATGAGACTTAATATTCGCCACATTTAATCCCATATACTTACCAGGTTTCAATCCAGTATAAACATTTTTAATTGTCTGTCTTAAAAATCCTTCGTTCCAATCTTCATTGGTTGAGAAGTTTTTAAATGATTGGTCAGCGTCATCTGAATATTGTTCCCAATTAAAATAAGGTGGACTTGTAAATGCGAAATCTAAAGTATTCTCTTTAGGTTTAAATACTTCACTACCTTTTTTATTTAAGAAATAATGATTATCTGGATTAGCAAAGTCTTCTTTAATCTCACATAGTCCTTTAAATGTTAATGTTGCTGGGTCTGTACCTACATAATTAACATTAGATATAATAGCACCTAATATACGACCACCATATCCCATTGACATATCCCATACTATTTCACCTGGTTTCATAAAGTTTTGATATAAACAAGCGGCTGCCGTAGGTCTGAAATTAGATACACATTGAGTTCCTGTATATCTTCTTAATAAAGACCTCATTGTACTTTCTGCTTTATGTTTCGATTCTTCTGACCTATATGTTTCTGTACCCATTAAATCATATGATACAGGTTTTAAATCATTAACTTGCATTTTACCAAAGAAAGAACCTGTTAATAGTTTTTTAATTCCTTTTTTAAAGTGTTCTTCATTTTCATATATCTCCATAGGTGTCTTCATTTTACCACATCTAATAGCAAAACTATGTGGCATATAAGACCACGCTAAAGATAGTCCTTCTTGGTGTGGTTTAATAACTTTATCTTGCGTTAATAAATTCTTACAATCAACTTTTCTTAAATCAGACATCTTTTGTTTTCGCCAAGTAGCGTCTGTACTATAATATGGAAAACCTCTTGTTTGCCAGAAGTCATAAACTTCATTAATATTATTTTCAAGTTCTTTCTCATCGGTAGTCATTCCTTTAAGATTACCTTTACTAGTAATGTTCTCTTCGCCTTTAACTTCTACTCCTTGGGCAGACATTATGTCCATTAAAGTAGCACTACCTTTTACATCTGTTAACTTCTTCATATTAAAATAACTTCCCTAAAAATTTAAGACCATATAATATAGCGATAGCACTTATAAGACCAGTTATTCCTTGGTCTAAAAATGCTAATACACTTACAACTATTAATAACAAATAAAATGCCCAAGTCTTCCAATTAAATAAAAATGCTAATATACCTAGACCTATTAATTGTATGTTAAGTGGTATCTTTCTTCCTATTCTTTTTAATAACTTCCTCATCTGCCTTTTCTCTTTAAATAATCTCCTGTGTAACCTGGTTCATATACAGGTACTTTATCACTATAGGTTACGGTTACACCTTCAGATGGTTCTTGTTTTCTAATTGATGTTAAGTCTGGCAAAGGTGCTGTGCCTTTATCTCTACCACTTTCAACTTCTTGTTTTGTATATCTAGGTTTCTTTGACTTATCTAAACTTCCAACATTTAAAGGATAACCTGGTTTTAATTTCTGTATCTTACCACCTTTTTCTAAAAACTTTTTCATTAGGTAGTCTCGTTCTTCTTTAGACATTTTAGGTTTTTCTTTTTCTAAACCAGAATTATCTTTAAAGTTGCTCATACAAAGTACTTATTTGAATACCATTTATAGAAAATCTTATCACTAAAATATTCTACTATTGCAGGAGCAGGTACTTGGTCGCTTCTTATACAATCTGCTATATCCTGATAGTCTGTTTTATCTACTTTAACTTGTTTCTTACTTTTCATTTTTTCAAGTGCTTTTAAGTATCTTTCGTTTTTGTCTGCCATCTTTCAATATCCTTCCATAATTAGGCCAACCGAAATCATCAGGATGCTCGTCTGTATATCTCCAACGAATAACTCCTGTGTTAGGGTTTCTCTCGTATATTTTTTCTCTTACTTTTTGTTTTGCTTTCGCCATTTCCAATATCCTTTTAACCACTTATCTTGTGGTGTATCTGTTAAAGGTATAGATACAAAGTTATTTCTATCTAGTCTATTCCTTAACTTGGTTAATTTGTCTATCAGATAATCTATTATTTTTATCATATTACTATATTATCAGCTTTCAATTAATTTGTCAATATGCTGTACTTATACACATCGCCCATCAAGGTTCCTTTGGACCATACAACCTCACCTACTACCTTCATACCTACCTTATCGTAAAACCTTTTAGCTTTTTGATTATCCCTTCTAACGGTTAACCAAATATCTTCTTTTACAAAATCTGCAAATCTCTTAAATACATCTACGCTATTACCAGCTTCCTCTTTTACTATCTCTTGTATAACTATATCACCTTTTTTAGCTTGTACATTACCTAGTTTCTGGTTTCTTTTGTACTTATTATAAGTTATAACTACACCCGAATCGTATATAACTTTACCTTCTTCAACCTTATTCTTTAAACTATCAAATCTTAAATAAGGAAATATATCTCTATATCCTTTGAAGATATTTTTAATTGTATCAAAGTCTTCTATTGTTGCGTGTTTCATTTTCAATAATCTTCTTTTCTGATATTAAATGTTCTATCTCATCCGTTCTTGGTCTTTTACCCACTAACCACATCATAGTTTTTTCTTTCTTATAATCTATATTCTTTAACAACCAATCGTATGCTTTACCTTCGTAAATATCATCTATGTATTCTCCTTCAATTTTAAAGTTCATAGATTTTGAATAAGGAGCTTTATGAGCAATCATTTCAAATGGATGATAGTTTTTTATATCATCTTCATAAACATCTTTAAAGTAACCTGCAAGTTTCTTTTCTCTTGTAGGACCTACACATACACAAACAATACGATTTACTTTCTTATTGTATCTTTTAAGTCCAATTAAAATTCCAGCAGTTTGAATTGCAACACCTGTAGGTATAATAAGATTATCTAACTCATCTGGTATATTTTGTACTTGTTCTGCTGTTGCTTCAAATACTTCTTTTGGATTTGTTTTTAATAACTCACCCATTTCAATAGGCATATAACCAGTTTCTTTAGCTATATCTTTCATCCTTGCGTGAATAACAGCAGTCATTCCGTGGCCTGCAACTATTCTAATTTCACAACCATAATGTTTTGTCAATCTCATTTGAGGAAGTTTATCTAAATTTTCTGGTTTAGTTCCACCTACAGCGGCAATACATTTTACACCATATTTCTGTGCCACTTTACCTATGTTTGCTGATTGTGGAGAGTGTACTGAAGCAGCAGTTATTACTCCATTATTATGTTTGTTTCTTATATCATCTAATTTTGTTTCAAATAATTTTAATGCCTGTCTTACTTTACCACCATTAACTTCGTAATCTCCAAATGGTTTAAATAAGTCGTCTCGTTTCCAATATATACCTTCTCTATAATCTACTGGTGTTATGTGCATAGTAATCCTCTCACTTGTTCATTAGCAACTACATCTATTACTAAATGAGTTCTCCAAGAATTTCCACCATTGATTGCTCTATGTGGTTTTCTTATATCCAAATACCAACAATGTCCTTCTTCCATATTAACAATTGTTTTACTTCCTGTTATACCCCAACTTGTAAACTCTACTTTTGAATTGGTTACAATAGGAATATGTACTCTCATTAATCTTCCATTTGATATTCCTAGGTCTGGATCAACTTGGTCTGTATGTCTTTCAAGTTCTCCATCACCTGGTTTTAAGTTCATAAATCTAACTCTATGTATTTCAGTTTTAAATGAAGATAGTATATCTTCTACTAATGGAAACTCTTTTCTTAATTCTGTATCTTGTAATTCAAATTTTTCATCTTTATGTTCTTCTTGCCACTTCTTATTCATTTCTACTGGTTTAGTAATAAATCTCCAATCAGGACTATAACCTCTTAATGATATAGCACTCCAAGCTTTTTCTTTATTATAGTTTGAATAGTGATTGGTAAACTCTAGTGATTTTTCTTCTAATTGTTTTGCAAGTTTTGGTACTATTTTTGTGAAGTCTAGGTCAAATGGTTTTAATGTATATTTTTCGTAAGTTGGAATATGTGGGTGTTGTCTATCTTCTAAAGCACTATTAGAATCTTTAAAATAAACACCAATCAAATCTGCAACTGAATTGTATTTGGCACCTACTTTTTTAAATCCTGCTTTTTCAGCAATATCTTTATCGTTAGGATTTTCTTCATTAATATATAACCATACATTTTTAGTTGTGTATCTTATGTCTTCTGCTAATGTTGTAATAATATTCTTTCTATCTTGTTCGTGTGTATAACCTAAATGTTTAATGTGCAAGTCTCCTGGATACTTCGTACCTAAAAGTACTCCCGAAAACATCCATATATTTACTTTACTCTTTGTTTCTTCTGCGTGGATAAGTGCTGGACCTATTAATTGAATATTATCTCTACTCAATGCTTCAGCAATATTGTTCTTTTTAAACTTACTTAATTCGTGTTGAGCATACTCGTTATAACTATTAAAGTTCTTTTCTAACTTCTTTAAATAATCTAAATCAAATCCTTTTTGCCAAGGTTTCATTTCCTTTTCCTTCATCAATTTAATATTATCTTCGTACTCTTGCAAGTCTTTATCACTCATCATTGTCATTGGTTAATTTATAATCAAAGTATATAAACCTTATATTATTTACCTCATCGTTGTTAAATCTTCTATGAAATTTTATGTTGTCGTTAAACCAAACATATTCTCCTTGTTCTGGAAATATCTTACATCTGTCTAGTGCTGTTACCTCAATAAAGTTATCTGTAGTATATGGTGCCTTATCTAGGTAGACTATAACATTACCTCGTACACCTTCAACATAACCTTGCCAAATGCCACTATTTCTTAATTTTATATTGTTGTATCTCTTTTTTAAAATTGGTTCTAATTGAGTTTTAATCTTTTCTATTTCTTGTTTTGCTTTATCATTTAAAAACTCTTTCTTTAATGGAGGCCATCTTGTATCATCAAACGCTGTATTATCAACATTTAATAAACCTGTTTCAAAACCATCGTGTTTAAAAGAATCAAAATCTTTTATATGTGATATGTCGTTAATTATTTCAACCATTATTTACTCACCTTTTGTGGTTTTGATTTTTCCATTTGTTTCTTGTATCGTCTCCACTTTGTCATTTCTTTTTCTGCTTTTTTATATGCCAAGTCTAGTTTCATTTTACTAACTTTCATTGGCATTAGTATTCCTGCTTGATGGTCGTATTCGTGTTGGCATACTCTACTCATCATACCATCTAAATGTGCTTCTTTTAAATCACCATTTTCATCTTCGTATTTCATAACACATTTTCTAGGTCTAACAATGTTAATGAATAAGAAAGGAAAAGTTAAACAACCTTCTTTCATCATAACCGTTTCTTCACTAGTTGATAATATTACAGGATTAAACATAGCAAGTTTCATACCTTTTTCAATTGATTGATGGTCACCTGCAACAAACATATTAAAAGGTAATCCTACTTGTATCGCACTCAAACCTATGCCACCATATTTGTGCATAAGTTCAAACATACTAGCTACTAATTCTTTTCTATCTTTAATACCAAACTCTTTAAGTAGTTCATCTTTATAAGGTGCAACAGGAGTCCTTAACATAGGATTACCTGGTTCTATTAATTGTTTATTAAATGTCTGTGGATTAACTCCGTCTCTTACTTCGTAAGGTATATCTTCTACTGGTACTTCTTGCAAAATTTGATTTTCTTTTGATTGTTTTTCTAATTTTTCTTTGATGTTGGTTGTATCTTCCCACACGCCTTCTTGCGTATCTGGAGTACCTTCTTTCAATTGTTTTTCTGCTTGTTTCATCATATCGTCTTTAAATTTTTCTTCTTCTTCAACCGTCATTGGTCTTCTTGTTTTTTTAGACATTTGCTATCCTCGTAAAGTTTTGGTACTTTTCAAATTTAATTATATTAGTAAATTTATCAAACATTATATCTCCTTTATGTGATATGATAAAGATGTTTTCTTTTGTTAGTGTCTTAATAATTTTAAAAAAGTCATCTGTTCCTTGTCCATCTAAACTTGAATCAAATATCTCATCTAATATTAGTAAGTTTGTATTAACACTATTTTTCATTTTTGCAATACTTCTCCAAGTAAATAATAATGCAAGGTCTATTCTCATCTTCTCACCTTCACTAAAGTTATTGTAGTTAAAGGAGTCCATATGTCTGCTCTTAACCGTCTCGTTAAATTCTTCATCTAAATGAAATGATACAAAGAAGTCCATAGCTTGTAAATAGTTATTAATTAAAGTATTCATAATCGGTAAATACTTTTTAATAATTTGTGCTCTTGCTCCACTATCGTCTACTATCTGTCTCAATATATCAATATATTTTTTCTCCTCAATAACATTATCTTTTTGTACATTTGCGTCAACTAATTCTCTTTTTAGTTTAGCAATTTCTTCTTTTATATTTAGGCCGCCAGCATCCTCAACTGATAACCTATCTATCTCATCTTGTATTCTATCTGTATGTCTTTTAATCTCATCAATAGAAGTAGTTAATTTTGCAACATTAGTTTCTATAGTTCTAACCTTTTGTGCAATGTTATCAAATCCTAATATTTCTTCTTCTGTATTAGTTATTTCTGTTAATAGTTTTTTATAACCATCTTGTAATTTAATTACAGCGTCTTTCTCCTCACTAATTTTTGTCTGTCTAAAACCTTGTTCTATTTCCTGTGTACAAGTAGGACAACTAGTATTGTCTTCAAAAAACTTTAATGTCTTCTTATGTGTCTTTAAGTTCTGGTCTATCTTTGCTTCTAACTTATGTAATTGTGTAAACTTATCTTTTGTCTTTGTCTTGCCTAATAATTTCTGTTCGTTCTCATTAAGTTCTTTATTAAGACTTTCTATTCTAGTCATATAATCTCTCTTATGAGTATGTGCTTTTTCTATGTCTTCTTTCTTTTTAGATATAGCGTCTGTATCTCTACCTTGTAATTCATTAAAATGTTTCTCTTGTAGTTCAACTTTATTCTCAATCAAATCTACTTGATGTCTTAATGTAGTAATGTCTTTTGTTAAATCGTTTTGTTTACTCTTTAATAAGTAGTTCATATTTTGAAATACTTTAATGTCTAATATTTCTTCAATTACTTCTCTACGATTCCTTGCTCTCATCTTCATAAATGGTTCATATAAAGAAGACCCTAAAATAACAACTTGACAAAAGGACCTATAGTTTAATTTCATTATATTTTTTTCTAAATGTTTTTGATAGTCTATAGTACTTGCGTCTTGGTTAATTAAAATTCCGTCTTGGTATATTTCAAATACATTAGGTTTAATTCCTCTAACAACTTTATACTTTTTAGGACCTACACTAAAGTTTAATTCTACTACGGTATCAGCATTATTAATCGTATTGACCATCTGGTCTTTCTTAATAATTCTAAATGGTTTATTAAACAAAGCAAAACATATTGCGTCTAACAATGTTGATTTACCTGACCCATTAGTTCCAATAATTAATGTTGTTGGTTGTTCTGCTAGATTAACACTTATAGGAGTATTACCTGTTGATAAAAAGTTCTTCCAAGTTATATTATGAAATATTATCATATTCTTAAATCTTGTCCTTTAATTTGTTCCATTTTTTGTTGCAACTCTTTTTTATATTTTGCTTGATTTGCTGATAACAATAACCCAAAAGCAAATATAGCAATTATGAATATTGAAGGTAAATTATCTAGCATCCATATTCCAATTTTTTTCATTATTTCTCTTGTACCTCTTGGTAAAAGTCTTTCATTATAGAGTTTATTCTTGCCTTATCTAATTCAGTATCCAAACTATTAATATAATTGTGTAAGAAAGTTAAAGTATCTTCTCCTTGGTCTATGATATTAACATCGGCAGTAGCATTGATATTATAACTATCTTCTATAACATTAACTTCGTGTGTATTAATTTCATTGTGTAGTCTATCAATAAATTCTCCAAATTGATTTGTGTCTGTTTTTTCTTCTACTATAACTTTTAAATGCTTATCTTTATACTTTGATATATCCATATTAGTATAACTTTGTTTTGTATCATTGTATATAATCTTTTCAAACATAGTAAGTGGATTTGATATTCTAGTTAGTTCTCTTGTATCTGTATCAAATATATGAAACCCTTTTGGACATTGATAATCTGACCAGGTTATTTCATATTGAGTTCCTAAATAATATATTGTTCCGTTATCTGATTTTCTATGATAGTGTCCTGATAATACTTTGTCAAATCTTTTAAACTGGTCCATTTCTAAACCAACTTCCTGAAAGTGTCCTTTGTGCATTTCAAAACCTTTAATTTCTAAATGACCCATAGCAACTTCGGCGTGTGAGTTATCAATCTCGTATATACTTTCTTCTTCTGTTTCAGGACATATCCAAGGTAATAATAATATATCTAAACCATCAAAGTTAACCGTAGCAGGTTTCTCATATATCCAAGGTTCATTTGCACCATCAAAGGTTTTGATTAAGTGTGTGAAATTTACTTTGTTTGTATTCTTATAATATGTGTCGTGGTTACCTAGTATAATATGTGTATCTATTTTTAAGTCCCATAATCTTTTCCAAAAGTTTTCTTGGAAGTTATGAGCAGTATTGAAGTTAATAAACTTTCGTCTATCAACAACATCGCCTAAATGGATTAATGTTTTGATGTCGTTTTGTATTATATACGGAAAAAAGATTTCATCATAAAATCTATTAAAGTATTTTACAAACGCAGGATTATCATTTCTAGCACCGAAATGCGTATCGTTCAATAATGCTATTTTCATATTATATAAAGTCTTCTAAATTCGCCTTCGCTTTTCTTACTCGTTTTTTTGTCGGTTTCGGTTTTTTCTTTTCTTTTGTTTCGTCTTCCATTGGAAGATTCTTTTGTAAAAATTCAGTAAACTGATTCTTAAATTCTCTATCGTCTCCTGGTTGCAAAGTCATATCATCATAATTTGCGTCCTGGATTAGTTTATGTTTAATTGTAGTTTGTTTCTTTTCTTTCTGTATTCTTCGTATAAATGCGTAATAGATTATTTGTGTAAAATAAGCAAACGGATTGTTTGACTTTTTAGGATTAAAGTTTGCTAGATATTGCAAACAATTTTCTATGCCATCACTTATCATATCGTCTCTAAATGTGTAATTAATAAAGTTAGGTCTATATGATAGATGGTTTGCTATCTTTAAAAAACACTCACCTATATAATTGGTTACAGGAGGATTTTTGCGTCCTCTTTTTTTAGCTTTATTACACTTATCTTTATACTCAATCATTGCCTCTAAAAACACTTTGTTATTTACATAGTGTTCCTTTTTGGCAGGAGTTCGTATTCTTTTGGGTTTGTTATCAATTGTCATTATGTTCTCACTATACTATATTTTGTTGTTAGAGTCAATAACCTAACTAAAATTTCGGTCCCGATTGTTGGACTATTGACAGATTAAAATGTTTATGATATTATCAGCGTGTAGCCGCTGAGAGATAGAGTCTATAAAGAGATTATATCTATTAATGGATAGTTTTCTTCTTAACATCGTCATCGTGTATATCAGTAAATTCGTCTATTATTTCATCAAGTTTATTATTTAATTCCTCTTGTTCCATTTTGTTCATTAGTTCTCGGTCCATAAGTTTTCTAGTTCTCGGGTTATCGTCTCGTCTATGCAATTTATCAACAATATGATACTCGCCAACGACCTTTTTATATGACCTAATCATTTCATCGGAAGCGTTGGTAATTGTAAGTATCTTATCTTTTGGTATAGTCACCAATTGGTCTTGCGTATAACCTGCCCATTTCACCAAGGCAATATAATCTTTAATACCCAAGTTGGTTATTTGGGGTACATATTTAATCTCTAATGGTTTATCAAGTGTAAGTAATGGTGAGTTTGGCGTCTCTTTATTTGTAGGTATAACGCAAACAACATCTGTTCCGTTTATTATCTTAACGATTTTAACCGTTGTAGTTCCATCAGGATTCATATCTTTAGGGTTAGTTGCCATATTACTCCTTTAGTTCCACATTATGGATTTCATAATCAAATCCTTCTTCATTGTATATATTTATTCTTTCTCTAAAGTGTTGTAGAGTATAATTTTCTTTTTCTCCATATGATACATCATCGGATATATCATATAAAGTTGCATTTGTCTTGTTATCTCCTAGTCGGAGACCACGACCTATTGATTGTAGATTTCTTATCCTAGACTTACTAGGACTAGCAAAAATAATGTTATGCAAGTTCCGTATATTAATGCCTGTACTGAAAGTCCCATAACTTGCAACGATAATAGCGTTATCGCTTTTTTCCGTAATTGCTCTAATCTTTTCTCTTTCATCTGCGTCCACTCCTCCATAAACGAAAAACACCTTTCTGTTTTCTTGTTTGTCTTCTATTAATTGTTTAAGTACTTTACCGTGCTTTTCAACATATTGAAATAAGCAAAGTGTATTACCTTGAAGACCACAACATAGATTTCTTATATATTTATTTCTAGCTTTACTTGAACATAAAAAGTCCATTTCTTCCTGATATGTTTTATCTTTTAAGTAGTCTCTACTATTCTTTCCGTGTGCTAATATTAAACAATTGATTTTAAACTTCGCTAATTGTTTCTTCTCAATTAAATCTGTTGTTTGTGCGACTTTATTAACAGCACCAAATAATCCTTCTAGTACTAGTTTATGTGTTTTACTACCATCTAAAGTTCCTGTCATACCCACTCTATACTTACAATTAGTCATCTTTGTCATTATACTTGTTAGGGACTGGCTTTTAAATAAATGTGCTTCGTCTCCAATGATACAACCAAAATCAGCAAACCATTTTTTAGGTAGTTTATATACTGATTGCCAAGTAGATATTACTATCTTCTTTGGAGTATCTTTATCGTGTCCTTGATATATTCTATGAATATGACTTGTATTATATCCATAGTCTTTAAAATCTTTGTATAATTGTTCTACTAAATTTGTTGTAGGTACAATAATTAATATCTTATTTGCTTTCTTATTTCTCAATCTTAACAACTGAAATCTTAATATTAGATATGCTATTAATGATTTACCAGACGCTGTAGGAGATAATAATAAACATCTGTCTTCTTGTATTGCGTGATAAAACGCATTAAATTGATAGTCTCTAATAGTTAAAGGTATCTTTAATGCTTTACAGAATTTAGCACACTCTAATTTATCTAATGGTTCCTTTTCTGTTTTTAGTTTAGATACAATTGTTATATTATTGTCAACACAAAATTTCTTTATATAAGGTAATAGACCATAGTATATTTCTCCACTAGCATACTTAAATAATCTAATCTTTCCGTCCCAATATCTATTTCTATATTGTGGCATAAACTTATATCCAGGAACCTCAAAAGTAAAAAACTCCGATAAGTCTCTACGAATATCAGCGTCTGCTTCTATAGTAAGATAGACTTCATTTTTCTTTTCTAATATTAAGTATCTATTTTCAACCATTTGCTAATTTTATTACTCTTTCAATTAAACTTCCAAAACCCACTTGTCTTTGCATTGTTAATAATTCTCTAATACCTAAATGTTTAAAATCTTCTAAAGTTAATTTACTTATCTCATCTGCCTTTTCACCATTTACAATATCTAATATAACTTTAGCCGTGCCTTTAGTAATGAAAGCGTCACCATCGTGTTTATAAGTCATAGTATTATCTTTATTTTTTTCACCTGTCACCCATAAATTACTAGCACAACCTCTTATTTTATTATCATCTATTTTATCTTTATCTGATAGTGGTTTTACTTCTTTTGCTAAATCAACCAAATATTGTAGTCTATCGTGTCCTTGTAAGGTTTTTAATTCTTCACCTCTTGCAATAATTTTATCTATCATTATTGAAATTTGGAACCTAATGTCCAACCTACTAGTGATTGTCTTTGTCCTGATTTAACAGGATAAACTTTATGCCATAGACCAGAATAGAATACTATAATAGTACCTGGTTTTGTTTTTTCAAATCTATGTATTATTGATTTAGTATGTTCTGGATGTGGTTCACATATTGCAAAGTCACCACCTTCAAATTCGTCATTTAATATTAAAGAGAAACTAATTTTTCTAACCATACCATCTGCATATGGTTTAGCGTGTGTATCTGTATGCCAAGAATAGTGTTGTGATTTATCGTATGATGTATATTGTAAATCTTCAAACTTTGATAGTTTAAAGTTCCAACCTAAAGTTTTATTTGTATCGTTAATAACAGGAGCTAATTGAGTTTGTAACCAAGTGCTGTTTATAAAACAACCTTTACTATCTCTAGTTAATAGTTCTCGGTTTTTATCTTGTAATTGTAAGTCTTTTAATTTCTGTTGACCAGCTAATTCTTTTACTTTCTTAATAAAAGAAGAATCGAATAGACCGTCCTGTCGCCAGTATAGTTTATCTAAATTCATAATTAAATAGCGCCAGAAGTAAATTTACGCCATTCAATTGCGTCTTTAATTAAAAATCCTCTATTAGATATTTGTTTGATTGTTTTGTCTAGGTAATCACATATAGTTTTTAGATACTCAACTTTTTGTTTTAACTTTATGTAATCTTCATCTGCTTCAATGTACTTATCAACATCTTGTTTTAAAATTTTTAAATTGAATGGTTTAGTTTGATATACTGCTGGGTCAGCTTTTCCTGTATAGTATTCCCACTTATGCAATTTAATAATTGCTAATTCGCTTTCAGTTCTATTAAGTAAAAGTCTAAATTTGTTATAGTGTTTTAAAAACTCATTATGTAGTTGTGGAGTTTTTAATGCTTCAACATCTAACTCCGTATCATTAATTTTTAATTTCTTTTCGGTGATTTCTTGTAATTCTTCAAGTGTCATAATATCTCCATTATTAATATATAATACACTATTTGGTAGTGTTTGTCAATGACCTGGGACTATTTTATGTAGTAGGAACCTTACTAGAAGTTTTTCCAGGTGTAGCAAACTCATAGTAAGAATATTTAAAATTAACCGTAGAAGTTATATAGTTAATATCCTGTGCTTGTTGTGTAAAACTAGCACCTGTCATTGATACAGGAAACAAATCTATAAATCTAACTTCTTTTATTACATTATTTTTAGCTGATAAAATTGATAGTGTAGCGTCTGATAGAGCAGTACCCATAGGTGTAGCAGGTTGTTCTTTATTTCTTCTACTACCTAATAGATTAACTTCTTTTCCTTGATTAGGAAATCTATCTCTTCCAGCAGAAACAAGATTAGCAAAATCTTTATGGTCAATAGGTATTCCTAGTCCTCTTAACCAATTGTATAATTCTTCAAAATTATCAAACTTCTCATCTACCATATATGTAAGTACTAAATCTCCAAAATCAAGTTTATCTCCAGGTATTGGAATATCTCTCAAAGCAGTATTTTGTGTAGCACTAGACATTTGCAAACCAGGTATATTAATCTCGGTGCAAAAGTATTCTACTTTAGGAAGTTTTGTAATTTTAAACCTAAACTGCGCTGGTGAAGCGTAATCAAGTTGCGTGGGTTGTCTTGTTATAGCGTTTGTATCAGTCATACTATTATTTATATGAGTTTTTAAACGAAAAAAAAGGCGAGATTTTTTAGGTCTCGCCTTTTCTTATATCAGTTTACAGATAATATAGTTATTAATTGCAATTACGCAAGGTTAACAACTTGTACTTTTCTGTAGTATCTGTTAGAGTTAGCAGCACCAGCACCATCAATCACAGCGTCAGAAGAAGCACTAGCTTCAGCAAAAGGATTTGCCTGTAAGCCGTATCTTGTTTTGAAACCGATTTTTGGTTGGAAAGTGTCTTGGCCAACTGCTCTAACCATTTGTAAAGGTACATATGGGCAATAGAACATACCAGCGTCATAAGGAGAAGTTCCTTTATAACCAACTACATAAAATTGTTTAGCAGCTTGGTTTGCTGAGTAAGGGTCTATATACACTTTAAATCTACCGTTAAGAACACCAGCAAAAGTATTGCCTGTGTCATCAACATTTAGATTATTGTTAAGTGCAGGAGCATAGTCAAGGATGCCAGCCATTTGAAGAGCAGAAGCAACATCAGAAGAACAAACGATTATGTTCCCTTTACCTCTTCTGGTTCTTTGAGCAACAGCGTTAGCGTCTCTCTCTAATTGGAACATTAAACCTTTAAATCTCTCAACTGACCATCTACCGTTAGAGTCTGTATCTAAATCAAAGATTCCAGCGTTAGTTGTGTCCGTTTGAGCACCTTTTTCTGAATTAATGTAAATTGTTCTAACAACTTCTCTATTAATTTCAGCAAGGATTTCAGCAGATAAGATGTTCGCTAATTCTGTTTCAGCGTCTAATCCGTGAATTGCTTTAAGGTCTTGTGCAAGTTCCATTGTATATTCTGCTTTAAGAGCTCTACTTTTCGCAGTTACCGTTGATTTCTCAATTGAGAAAGCCATTTCAGCAAAAGCGTTTCCAGCAGAATCTCCAAGTGCTTCAGCACTAGCAGTCGCCATACCTGAACCAGAAGTATAAGTTCCAGCAGGTGAGTCGTTTAATATACCAGGGTTGTTTTGAGCAGGTGAATTTGAAGAAGTACCAGCACTTCCAGGAATGTTTGCGTTAGCAGCGTTTCCAGAAAATTTAGATTCAGCTTCGTCAAATAATGCTTCAGTTCCGCCTTGAGTTTTGTATCTGCTTCTCATTGCGAATATAAGTCCAGTAGGTCCGCTCATAGGTTGTACACCAGCAATATCGTAAGCGATAAGGTTTGGCATAGCTCGTCTAACTAAACTAATTAGGATTGGATCCCAGTTAGCAATGTTAGCACCTGTAGCGTTGGCAGGAGCCGCTTCGGCCATAAATTGAGCGTCTTCTTTAAGCGCTCTTTCTTGGTTTTCCAAGATAACCGAGGTTACAGCTCTTTTGTAGCTATCGCTGATTTTTGGTAAATCAGGATGGTCTAATACTGGCTGCCATTTTTTTTGGTAGTTTTCAGATAAATACATATCTTTTTCCTCTCTCTATTATTATTTTACAGACAACTTAATGTCTTTAGTTTTACTAATAGCGGTAGTATAAGCAGCCATTGCATTAGACAAATCTTTTGAATCTACTTCATTTGATTGTCCAGCTACCGCATTATCTACTTCGCTGTCAGAATTCGCTTCTTTTTTATTTCCAAAATATGATTCTTTAATAGTCTCACATTTTTTCTTAAAAGTTTCAGCGTCGGAATACTCAACTTCTTCTGTAAGTTTAGCAAATTTTTCTTTAGAAGTATCTGCTAAGTCAGAAGCAACATCAGCTAAAATGTCAGCTCTCTCAAGCATATTGCTTTTCTTATTCAATTCAACATTTTTTCCGATTTCTTCGTTAAGTTTCTTCTCCAGTTCCTCAATCTTTGAGGCCTGGTCTTCTAACACATCATATTTTTCATCAGGTACATCAATATAGTGGTCTTCAAAAAGTTTTTTCAGACCGTTAATGAAGTCCTCAGCAATCTCTCCCTTGATACCTTTTTCAATAGCAAGTTCGTTTTCTTTCATCCACTCATTGACAACATAGTTCAAATAATTGTCTACCTTTTCAACAAGTTCTGATTTTTGCTTAGTACTTTCAGTTTCAAATTTTTTATTATAATCTGCTTCCATTGATTCTTCTATCTCTCTAACTTTAGATTTGATAGCAGCTTCAAATATAGTAGCAGCTTTGGCTTTAAATTCTTCTGACAAGTCTTTTTCTCCAGAGGTTAAAGCGTCAATGTGTTCTTTTACATCAACATCTTTTGCTTTCTGGTCATCTTTTTCCTCAGACTTGACTTCATCATCTTTAGATACTTTAACTTCAGCGTCTTTAGATTCTTTTTTGTCGTCTTTCTTATCTAGGAATTTTTTTAGACCGTCAGGCATTTCTCCCTCGGAAATCTTCTTGCCTTCAGAATCAGTTTCTTTCTCTTCACCTTTAAGAGTAGGCATAGCGTCAGCTTTACCTTGATTCTTTTGAGGTGCTTGTCCAGAAACTTCTTTTGTGCTTGCGTTAGCTTTAGGATTTTCGTCTGTAGGTTTAACTACAGCTTTACCTAAATCCTCAGCGTCATTTTTCAATGGCGTTGGCTCAGCGGCTACAGCGTTCTTTTTAGGAGCGTCTGCTACCGTGTTTTCACTAACACTTTTTTCTGTTTCGGCCATATGAAGTTCTCCTTAATTTAAAAAAATAATTATTTTCTTTTCTTTGCTAGATATTTATACTAATACAATCCTTTAAGGAACGATTCAAAGACTTCCGCCTTTGCTTCTGCGATTTTTAGTCGTTTTGCCTCTTGGATGTACTCTTTATATTCTTCTAGCTCTTTTTGTTTAATGACACCATTATCCCATATCCACTCTTTTCCTTCCATAATTCCTTCTACGAAAGCGTCTGGAGCTGATGGATCTGCAACAATGTCAGCGGCAGTAGCAAGATAAAAGTCTTGTCCGACCTGTGCCTCACCGTTTCTACCTCTTTGTAATGAACCCATACCACGACTAGATACGCCTAATTTAGCGCCTTCATCTATAAGATTTTTTACAATCTTTCCGTATGGAGTATCCATAACTTTTGCTTCTCCGATGAAGTTATTTCCATCTGGATATAGTTTAGTTATCATATGTGATACTCTTTCCAAGTTTACCGTTGGTCCGTCAGGATGTCCTAACTCGCCAAAAGCTCTCTTCTGTTCAACAAATTCTCTATTATATCTACTTACTTCTTTTGATAAAGTTTCCTTTGGATAGACTCTACCGTTTCTATTTTTAATTTCTGATTGTAAGAATACTCCACGGATTTTGTAGTTTTTGCCACCTTGTCCGTTATCTTCTTTAATGTATTCTACATTATCTATTGCTTCTGTTATGAGTTTCATTAGTCTATCTCTCTCTTTCCTTAATATTTATACATTTTATTATCTAAATTCAACAATCAATGTGTAATTGTCGTGTAAAGCAAAGTTTTTAGTTGACAAATATACATAACCAGTAGCACCAGTAGCGTTATTAGCTATATCATTTCCTGCAGTTCTAAAGTCAAAAACTCCATTTCCTGATAATACAAGTGCTGTTGTGTTGGCAGAAGAACCTCCCCAGGATATCTCTACTGCCGATTTTGAGTTTGCTGTATTAATTGAATACCAGACTTTAGCAATAGTCTTGGTACCATCTGTTGTCATAAAATTAGATGTTGTCGGATTAACTAACACACTATCAGTTTCACCAGTACCATCACTTATGTTTGTTCTCTTAACAACATATTTTACGCCTGCTGTATCTGATACTATTTGCGTTGTTATTGCGTCTGCCATTTTTTATCCTCTAACTATTTGGTCCTAATTCTGTTTCTTTTTGTACTTCTACTGCCAAGTCAAACTTACTAACTTCTTTATCAGCAGAAACTTTTAATTCAGTAGCCGTATCTAATTTTTGGTCTATAACCTTTCGTGCTTCTCCTTCTTTTAATCCCCAATTACCAAACCTTTCTAAAACTAAAGTTTGGTCTCCGAGTGTAAGAGTCACTTTTGGATAGATTTCATTTTCGTAATCATTTCCTCTTATCTCATAATATACATTCGCTAATGATATACTCTTGTCGGAGCTAAATAAAGTTCCGCTATCTTCGCCTACACCACTAGCAGTTATAATTGCCTTATTGGTGTCATCAACTTTTGTATTGACAACTAAAGTCATATTTCTTACTCTTCAAAGTATGCTTTAATATCTGACTCAACAACTCCCGTTGCCGCCGCTACTTCAGCTACTTTAGTTTCAATAATGCTAACCAAATCTTGTGGTTGCGACCAATCAACACCATCTAAAGATTCAATTAATTGTTTAACTGCTTCTTTCATTGATGGTGAAAGATTTATATATTTGTCGTTACCGATAAAACCTGATACATTACCAACTATACTTGATACCGTTAATGCCATTTTTTATTCTCCTGTTAATTACTTTGTTCTGAACCAGAATCAGCAGGTGCTTCTGCAGGTGCTGTTTCGGCAGGTGCCGTATCAGCAGGTGTAGCATTAGCAGCTCCATCTGGCGTCATTGCTGTTTGTACATCATCCCTTGTTGCAGTCTGAGCAATCGGATCAGCCACTTCTGGTTTAGGATCCGAGTGAGGTTCTGCCTGTCCAGGCGTTTGTGTCATAACATCCCTAGCAGCGTTAAATAGATTACTCGCATAATCTTTTCTGCTAGCATCCAAAGCGTCACCAACTTTATTTCTTAATGCGTCTTTAAATGCTTCACCAGCACTTTTGTTATCACCACTTGCAAGTTTATCAACAAACTTTTCTGTATCTGTCTGTTTTGTTTCATTATCAGCCATATTTTTCTCCTATATTATATCAGGTTCATCACCAGAAACCTGAACGGTTGGACTGGATATGATACCATCATTTATTTCTTTCTTAATTTGTTTGTCTATATCAGCTATTTCTCTTTCAGATTGTTTAAGTATATTTTGTCTAACATACTTAACTGAAAAGTATTTACCAACATAGTCTCGTACATCATTTGCCAACATTATTCTTTCTTTTAATAATTCAGCATTTTTCAGTTCCGAGAAGTGACCATCAGCAAGAAAATCATATTTAATTTTCTCTTTGACATTCACCCAATCGTCTTCGTTTATGATTGCCTTTAAAACTAATTGTGTTCTCAGCAAATCATTAAACAATTCTGTAAATTTCTTACGCAATCTTTGTACAAATTTTGTAAATTTAAGTTCGTCTCTAGTAATCTCGGTACTTCTACCTAGATTGAATCCTTGACTTGCTTCTAATCTACTAATAGGTACATTAAGCGAACGGTATAGTTTTCTTTGGAAGTATTCTATATCCGCAACTTCGCCTAAATTTTGACCACCAGGTAAAGTGGAAATATCAGTTCCTCTTCCACCTTCTCTACTTGGTAACCAAAAGTCTTCAAGCATAGACATATAGTTTCTGTCGTCTCTAATTTCTCCAGTACTTGCGTCATAGACAAGTTTGTTTCTGTATCTTGCCATTACATCACGCAAATATTGTTCTGCTTTTACTTTAGGTAAATTACCTACATCAATTTTAAAAATTCTTCTTTCAGGTGCTCTTGCAATTCTGTATATAACAACAGCGTCTTCAATCATTCTTAATTGATTGACAGGTTTAATTGCTTTGTGCATATAAGACATAACCATATTCTTATTCAAATCAACTAAACCACTTGGACAAAAAGTAATAGCGTCTGTAGCAATTTTTAATCCACCACTTGCCATTCCTGGTCCTGCAACACCTTTTTCATTATATAAAAAGTATTCGTTATAATCGTGTATGACCTGAATATTTGCTAATGGTACAGGTCTACCTTTTTTAATTTCTCTTATCTTCTTAATTTTTCTCGGGTCAATATATCTTAATTCTGTAATACCCTTAATTGGAGATTCTCTATCAATTATTTTATGATAGTAAATTCTTCCATCTACATACCATCTACGAAATATATCGTGTCCTTTCGTAGAAAAGTTTAGAAGTCTTAAAACTTCTTTAAATTCATCTTCAACTTTTCTTTTAATGTTATCAGAAAAGTTTGTATCTTTTAAATCTACTCTAACTGGATCTTTCTCAATCTCGTTTGCAACAATAGCTTCGTTGACTATATCTTCAACTGCCATATCGCATTCTGGATGTATTGAAATTTCCCTATACCTACGAATTAAGTCTTGCTCAGTTTTTGCAGTACCTTCCATATCAAGGTACTGACCAAAATAACCTCCAGCGGCGACGGTTTGTGTACCGTCATCCGCTTTAGGTTGTGTAAAACTTTGTTTCGGGTCTGGAGTTTGCTTAACTCTAGTTATTTGGAAACCGAAAAGTTCTGCCATTTTATATCCTCACTTTATTTGTACTAATTATTTATTCAACTATTAAGTAGTCGTTCTCGCTTCAAA